GCGGCGGTGCTGTAGACCCCGCTGGGCAGGTTTACAAACACCTTCGAGTCACCACCTGTGGCGTTCATGGCTCCCCAAATGACTATTGAGTAGGTGGCACCAGCGATGGCAGTGCCGTCCTGTTCGAAGAGTGTACCGTTCAAGTCAGTGAGCTGGGCGTACTGAGTGGTGCCGTTGCCGAAGTAGTAAGGGCCGTCGTCTTGGACCGGCCAGGTCTGGTCGTGCAGCTGCTTGATGACCCCTGGCGTGGTGTCGAGATGGATGTTGTCTGCCGAACCCCCGTTAGTGGTGATCTGCAGGGTAGGTGCGGCCCCACTGATCCATGAGGCGTGCTGGGCACGGAGCCAATCACGCTCCCAGTGGTGCATCCCAAGGTCATTGCGAATGATGGCCTCGTCGAAGTGCTGGAACTGGTAGACGCCCACGCTGTCGAAGGTAGTTGCGTCTGGCACAGTCACGGTTGCCACGTTCACATGCTCTCCACTGGACTCAGAGGTGGCCGCCTCTAGGATTGCGTCTGCCCCGTTGTCGATGACCCTTACATAGTTCTTGGCCGGGTTGTTGGCGTCGGCCCCGGCTGTGAGGGCGATACGCGCCTTGCCCCCGGTACCGGCACCAGTGGTGCAGTCCAGCGTGTGGACAGTGCTATTGAAAATGAACCGGACGTCACCGCCGCCAGGCTTCTCGACTTCCGCATACAAGGTGCCTGCCGTGTTCACGACGGTCACTAGGGCCAAGTCCAGAGCAACCCCGTCCGTCAGCCCGTCCAGCAGCAGGGCGTGCAGGTCGAACTCAGCAACGGACTTCTTGTCCGTGTCCAGTTCGTCAATGGCCGCTTGGGTTGTGGTGGCGGCAACTTCGCCTGCCGGAGTGTTTGCCACTACAGCGCCTTCCAAGGTCTGGTAGGTCTCGTCACCTCTCAGGTATTGGGCAGTAGTGCCGGCCCCGAGGTGAAGGTGGTCGATAAATACAAAGATACTGCCGTTCTCGTTGTGGTCGGCCACTACAATGCCGATTGAGATTTCAAAGTTCGGATCTGTCGGGGCTGTCACTGTGTAGGCGCCGGGAGTTGAGGCCGACAAGTACAAGAGCGTCCCCTCCCCGAGGCCATTGATATCCACGCCCCGCACAATGCCCATCGTAGTTACCATGCCGAAACCGTTGATAGGAATGTCCATAGTGGCAATACCAACATTCTCAGCAGTGGCCGTGGAATCCGCCAGGGCAAGGTCAACTGTAGGGGTCCCACTGACCCCTACCGCACCGTCAATGTAAACTATCTGCCCGTCTGTGATTATGCTGGCCGTGGTGTTCTTGACCTTGACCCACGTCTCCTGCCCGAGCTGCATGGTGACGGCTTCGTCAAAGGTGTAGTAAGCCAGGGCATCGGCGTCCTCGTCATAGAACAGCCTGCCTTCGAGGTAGGCCGGGCCGGCATGTGGCGTGATGTCCACGAAGTCCCCACCTGGGAAGGCCTTGACCCACGCAGCGCCAGTGTCCCGGCAAGCAACATATGTGGACCCACCGCCCACGGTGCAATCGCTTGTATCTGTCCCATCGGTAATGACTGTGATCGAGTTCGTGTTACCACCAGCGGCAGGCAAACCAGCGACGGTGCCGTTACCGATGGCAATGGTAGCCAGCAGAAGCGCGGGCAGGGCAAACAGTAGCAAGCAAAGGTGTTTCATTCTCATTTCAGTCCCCTCCTGTATCGAAGTATGTGCTGTCGAAGTATGTTGCATCGAAGTACCCACCTGCGACCAAGTGGGAGCGGTCGTATGTAAGGCGGGTGCCAATGTGGATGACCTGCCCGAATACAACCGAGTAGGCGATTAGCAGTAGAAGTACACCTGAGGCGATTCGCATGTGGCCTCCTCAGTCGAAAGCAACAATGTTCGTGGCGGTCGTGTCGGTGGCCCAAACCCGTGTCACCCGGACCGGTAGCATGGTGCCCACCTGAACAGCAGTGATGATAAGGGTTTCGCCGCCTTGCATGGTCACCTTGATGTTGCCTGTACCGCCCACGTACAAGGCTCGGGTGACATAGTCAAGGTCCGCCGAGTCATTAGGCGTCAGGACCTCGGCATGGATCGCCGAGGACATGATGCTACCTGCGTTGCCACTGAACCGGTCGGTGATGGCGTAGGACGACGCAACCAGCGCGATCAGCAGCATGGCAAGTATTACAAACTGAAAGATTCGGTCAGATGTCATTGGGGTGTTCCCTCCTTACCTTGGTTATCGGGGACATTAATCCGGACAGATGGGTACGAATTGTGCCGGGGCGGAGGCAGGAGGGGCTGGGACCTCAGGGTTGCCGAGGTCCCATGCCGGCTTAGTAACCGGTCGTCAGCATGAAGTGAGAGGGGCAACCTTCACAGTCCGGCAGGGGATTGGTCACTGGTCCTACCTGTCTGATGAACCGCCCGTCCACGGCCACGAACGCAGTACCTGCTGTTGGGTCTCCCTGCTCACCCAGCGCGGCAAGGAACCGTACCTCCTGTCCGTCCACCTTGAATGGGGTTGCCGAGGCTGTTGCCCCGGAGGCCGCCCCGTAATACCAGAACTTCAGCAGGTCACCTGGCTGGGGGATGCCAAACTTGGTACCGGCAGAGTCAGTGAACTCTAGGAACGTCACCACAAGCCCGGAGAGCGTGTAGTCCTCTCCTATAGTTAGCTCGACCCCGTTGCGCACCACACGCAGCCCTAGAGCGCCTGGCACCACGAATGAGGCGGTCTGGGCGATCGGCGAGTACACCTTCACCAATGGGATCAGTGCCAGGTCCCGCAGATCCGATAGTGCCGTCTCAAGTTCATCGACCCTGGCGGAGGCGTCGGTCACCTGCGTGGTCAACTGGTCTACTGTGGTGGACATGGCCTCAAGCCGGGCGTCCTGTACAGCCATTGCGGCGTCCACTTCAGCCATCATCCTGAGCAACGGGCTGATGCGGGTTCGTAGTTGCTCCTCCGGCAACGTGGTCTGAGCGGACAGGGCTGCCACGACCAGCAGCAAAACGAACAGGGTTCTAATCATTGTCATTGTCGGTTTCCTCTTTCTTCTGGTTCGGTTCGGTTATGTCGATCCTTGCCGGGCATGTTGGGACATGGGCCACTGGTGCCCAGCCCCCGGTGCCATTTGCCACACAGCACCCAATACAAATCGGTTGCACGCTATTCGCCTCCATCAGTCGGTCCTTTCAACGCCTTGTACCACATCATGCCAGTGGTGACGGCCACGCCCACGCAAACAACGGCCAGGCCAAGCGCGCACACCCACTGGAGCACAGTGAGTATTGCCTCAATCGGTTGCATCGGTCTTCTCCTCACCAATGGCCCCGGCCTCGTTCAGCATGGCCAGGATGCGCGCCCCACTGTTAATGGTTAGTGTGGCCTCTGCCTTAATGGCGATTGGTGCGCCTTCCACGCCGCCTATGTTGTGCGTGACCTTGTTGCCCCACCTGGCACCAGTCTTGCGCTCGCGTTTCCACTGGAGAGCCGCGGAGTGCTTTGCCCCTCGGGTGATCAACTGGAGATCGTCATTCTCGTCCCGGGCGTCGGCCATGGACAGGCACGTGAAGAACAAGGCAAAGGTACTGTCGGGGTCCTCCTCCGCCAACTTGATCCACTTGCGCCAGACGAGCGGGGTGACTCCCAGGTCCATACATGCCGTCCTGGGATACGCCCCTTCCTGGATGAGGTAGCACGCGCCCTGCAGTAGACCCTCAGTGGGAACGAGCGGCAGCTTCTTCTTGCGGTTGTACACGCTGATGTAGTTTGGCCGCTTGACCGGCACATCCTCGCACTCGCCCTTGACCTGAGCAACCAGCTTTGCCTGATGGTCCCGGTGCTTGGCACTCTGTTTGAGGTTTGCCGCCTGTTGTTCTGCCAACTGGTCGGCCGCTGACTTCTTGCCGACTGGCATCTTCGGTAAGCCCTTGGTGGCCTCCTTGGTGGCGGCATTTGCCTTCTTGAGTCTTGCCGCTGAGACCGGCCCGATACTGGACTTCTTTGCCTTCTTCTTTACCGTTGCCTTTGCCTTTGGCCTTGCCGGTACCGGTCTCAACTTTACCGGTGCCTTCTTCTTTGCCGTTGCCTTCTTTGAATGTATCGGTTTTGCCGCCTTGGCAATGGGCTTGCCGGCAGAAGCCTTGGATTTCGTGCCGACCCTCGTAGTCCGTGTTTTGGTGGTCGTCGAGGCAGCGCCTGCCGATCGTTTTTTGGGTTTTGCCTTACTACCCTTTTGCCGGTTCTGCCGCGATTGGGCTTTCTTTATCATGGCTGTGTACTCCTTCTACTTGGTTTAGGGCTTTGCCCCTGCTGGTTCCCTAGTCACTCTGTAGTCCTCTGTCTCCTCTGCCCCGGTGTGTTGCCCCTAACAGGTATTAGACGCCTTGCCCCTATTGTCTGGAGCAGCGCCCGTCTACCTGTCTTGCCCGAGTTGGTTATCGCCGTTAGCGTCTCATTTTGCCTTCCCTTCTCCCTTGGTTCTCTTCCCCTTTGCCCCTTGAGTTGTGCCTGCGGGAAACGCAATCCAGCGGCTAGGTGCCAGGCGTTTGCTTGTCCAGCAATGCCTTCAGCGGTTCGGTAAAGGCCCTGTAACTGGTAAGGCGGCCTTCCCGCGGTCGCTGCGTGGCAAACTCCGCCATGCGTCTGCACAGGTCCATGAGCACCTTGGCATCCTTGTACTCCTTGTCCCACTTGGCAAGCAGTGCCTTCGCCTCCTCGAACGTTAGTGGTGGCTTGGGGTCCGGTGTGAGATCGAACGGCATGGCGTGCGAGATCCGGTCAACGGTCGAGTCCTGCCCACGGTCGTGACTAGGGGCATGACCAGTGTTGTGCCGGTCTGGGTGAAGCCTTGGTTCGTTACACATCGTCTGTGCTCCCGTTGTCGTAGTCTTCAAGCTCTTGCCGGACTGCCCTGTCCGCGGCCTTGAGGACCTCAGGGTCCTTGCTGATCCGGCTGGCCGTCTTGCGGTCGTACCATGCGAACCACTTGTCCAGGAACTCATTTGACTTTGCCGCCTGCTCCGGCCTCAGCAGGGTCTGGCTGATCCGTCCTTGTAGTGCTCTGCCGTCTTCCGTAATGATGATCATGCGGTGGTCTCCGGTTTGTTACATGGTACGGGGCAAAGCTCAAACAAGTCGTCCGAATCCGAGCGTTCGGCGGGGCACTTGTCAACGTCCCAGCCCGCATGCCGGCCCTGCTCATCCCTCAGTTCCATAAGCACCACCTTGCCGTCAACGGAGCGGGCAAAGGTGATCTCGAACTCTTCCCCTGCCTCGTACAGTCTCCATGGCGGGTTGTTGACTGGCCACCAGACCTCAGAGCCACCACCTTCGGTGTATTCAACAGACAGCACCCATAGGCGCTCGGGGTGCTTCAGTTTCAGTTCTTGTTTCGGCATCGATCTCCTTTACATGCACTCGGCGTAGCACCGTTCGCTGGACCAAGTCAGCAGGTCAAAGTACTCGCCGCCGCGGCCTCTTGCTTGCACCCGATACTGGCTCGGTGCGTCCTTCTGGGTGTCGTTGCAACCGGTGACGCGAGCCAAGTAGTCGTCGCCGATCACTTGTTCGGCTTCATTCAGAGTCCCCACCACGCCGACGACCTCGCTTGTTGCGTCGATGCCAGGGGCCTCGTCTATGTCCACCAAAACCACGGCCATGCCGAGTTCGGTATCATCTTTGATTTCGATTGTGAAGTTGCTGTTGTTGACCATGACTAAGGTTACTCCTGTTTTGCCTGGCTGTCAAGCCCTGATTTGCTGATCACACGATAAACCTTGTGTCGGGTACTTTCTGGTAGTAGTCGGGGTAGTGCTGCCCGGTCACAATCCGTACTAGCTCGTCGTGCAACAAATGCGCGTGACTGAATTCAAGGTCTGCCACGACGTCGGCAACAATCTTGAGTCTGGTGGACCGGTTTACGCCTTGCAGTAGTTGCCTGACTCCGGCCTTAGTCCTGAGTGCTGATTCGCTTGCTATTGGCACTGGTGTTACCTCCCCTGATTTGCCTTAAATGCCAATGTCGTCCTTGGCACAGTCGCAGCCGGTGTACGCGCAGGCCGTGTCATTGCCGCCGAGGTCGACACCGAGCTGACTGGCGACGGTTGCCAAGTCCAGTTCGAGGGTCAGGCGCTTGACACTGGCTATGAAGGACTCCATTGGTAACTCGAACAGTGAGCCGTCGGAGGCCACCATGCGCACTTTGTCCTGCAGAGTGAGTTGCCGGTCCTCATCGGACCACTCGTTGCCGTCGTCGTCCTGTGGCACGTTTGGTGCCTCTGGTGCCTCTGACCACGGCATGCAAGGGAGGGCGTCAGGCCCGCCGCACCAGTGGTCCAGCGAACAGTTCTTGCCAGTTCCTTCGTGATCTTTTGCTGAGTCTAATCCCATGTGTTGCCTCCTATTCAAATTGTCCTGCGGCCATGGCCTCGGCGACCCGTGAGAGCTGGTGCCTGCCGGCCTGTTCCCTGGCAAGAGCCGCGTACCATCGCTCATCGTCCCGGAACTTGGTGACCCCGGCCTTGATCAACCGGACCAGTTCCCGCGGGTCCAAGGCATCCAGTTCCCATGAGCTTGAGCCATACTCGGCAATGTATCGCTTGGCCCTGCTGTCAGAGAGCTTTGCCGGGTTCGGCACAGGGTTCAGCCGGTCAATCTGGGCCATGTTCAAGGCACAGCGGAGAACCCGTATCTCCGTGCCGGTCTCATCCATGAACAGCCTGAGCCGAGACAGGATGTCCCGGGACATGTCCATGCCGCTGGGGTCGTGGTCACCGAAGTGTAGCACCACCACCTTCTTGCCTTGCTCGGCAGATCGCTTCAGCCGTTGCCCGGCCTTCCACATTTCAGATAGGCTGGTGTAGCCCCGGCATGAGAAGTAGTCCACGTCCAGCTTAGGGCAGATCGAGTCCAGCACGCCGAGCAAGGCATCCTTCTCGATCCAGACCTCGACTCGATACGGCTGGTCCGCCCACTTGTCGATCTTGAATGAGCTTGCCGTGTGCGACACTAGTTGAGCCGGTGAAGCCCAGTGCTGATTGCCACGCAGGTTGCGGGTTCGGTCCTCAAGGTGGTGCCAGTCAACCAGCCCGGCCAGCCGTGCGTCCCCAAGGACGTCCCCGATCCACTTGTAGTTCTTCTGGTCGTTGGCCAGGATGCCCCGTGCGACGAACTGGTAGTACAGCTGCCGCAGGGTCAGGGTGAAGCCCTGCTGCTGGTACTCATGAAGTATTGCGTTTGCGTTCTGGATCGCCGCGGTGTGGACCGGGTTGAACGCCTTGGTAGTGTAGCAAACCTTCGGCACGCTAGGCCTCCTGAGTGTGCGTAGCCCGGCGCTCGTGGTTCAGCCGGTCAACGGTCCGGTCGGATGCGCCCTTGTAGCGGAACTTGTCCGCCTTACGCCGAAGGTGCTTGGCAACGCGCGCCCGCTTCTGGTTCCGTCTGTCTTTCGGATTCATGATATTAACCTTTCTTGCCTTGCGGCTGGGAGGTTGTTTTTGCCTCCCAAACCAATAGTGCCAGGCAAACCGGCAAATGTCAACTACTATTTTGCCGTGAGACCGAACTGTGTTTGAACCTTCCCCGCCAGGGTCATTGCCGTGCGCACCCAGTCCGGCTGCTTCTTCAGCACCGGGTACGTCTCGATCAGGGCGATGAATAGCTTGGCCTGGCACACCCAGCGAAGCGGCATCATGAGTAGGCTATTCTCGACCAGTGGCAGGGTCTCCGGTGTGCCGGTTGCCTTCAGCTCGTCAATGGCCCAGCGGCTTATGAGTTCCTGCGTGCGGGTCACTGGCACCAAGGCACACTGCTCCTCGACCACCAGCCGGAATGTCGGCGGGGTCTCGGAGTCGGCCACGACCCCACACATACCGATACGCCTTGCTTGGAACTCGCATAGCTGTTGGACCTGGCGTTTAAGGTGGCCTTCAATGTCTGCGGTTAGAGACTCCTGAGGGTAGCCATCCGGGGTCTCAACTTCAATCGTGAGTAGTTGCTTAATCGGCATGCTGTTCCTTTCTTTGCTTTGACCATTGGTCCCTCGTCCGCTTTGGCACGTCCGGCAGCGGGTCCGGCAGAGGCGGGTACCCGTTGATAACATGCAGTACAAGGTCCATACGGCGTTTGAAGGCCCAGTGTTGCTTCAGTGCCCATGCGGCGATCAGCAAGAGCACCAGCAGCACCACAGCGATACCAGTGACCACGCCTAGCATGATAGCTCCGTCCCATCGTGCATTACCCGTTTCTCTTTCCAGACTTGCCGCCACTTGTCCTTCCAGTCCACATCGGGAACAGGCGGTTCGTACATGGCTGGCTGGCTGCCTGAGTCGAGGGTCTTGTGGAAGTCATACCGGGAGCCGTCGGTGCCGTGGAGATCCGCGGTGAGCCTGGCACCGGTCCTTACGCACTCCAAATTGAATCTGCCATAAGCTGCCATCGTGGCCATGACCCGGTAAACCTTGCCCTTGCCTATGAATTTGAATTCTCCAACAGCGTGCCTCAGTTGTACGCGGGTGCCGATTCGGTCTTTGACTTCTTCACCGACCAGTATTTCGGCTATCCCATCAAACCGGCAAGGGATACAGGCCTGCCGCTTGGATTCCCCGAACTGGTATGTGTCCACGTCATGTGCCTTGCACAGCGGGCAGTACCTCAGGGCCTTTTCGATCCCGCTGATGGAGTACTTGCGTGGCACTGGTACATGTAGGCCATCGCCGCGCATGAGTAGGATCTTGCCATCTATTTCGTGCACACTCACCTTGAGTCGCTCGTGTTGCCACCAATCGGTATGCCCGGTCCATTGCCCGGAGTCCACCATGCTTGATAGCCATTCTCTCACTTGCCCTTCCGTCATTGTTGCATTCTCCCCTTCCCGTTCTTGTACACCGGCGTAATGGGCGTCCTGATGTTCACATGGATGCGCCCGGCCAGGGCGTGCAGCGGATAGCCCACTGCTGGCTTCGTGTTGTCAATCCCAAGTAGCTCCCGCAAGTGTGGAGCCTTGAAGTACATGCTGTGCTTTGTCATCCTGTGCGACCGACGCCATAAGTGGAACGTGTCTGGCTCAGAAGGGTCCGTAAGCTCCTTGAACCATGGCCACAGGACCAGAGCGATCCGCCGCGGCTTCCAGTGGATCTTGAGGCAAACTTTACGCCCGTCCAGTGGTTCGCCGAGGCAACGTTCGAGGACCTCATCTGCGATTGAGACAAGCTGGTTGCCGCTCAGGAAAATGAGTAGACCAGTCTGGACCCATCCTTGCCGGGGCGGCAACTTGATCCGCTGCGGGTGTTTGAAGTCCGGTTTGCCTCTAGGAAGCATTTGCGATCCCTTCCAGTACCATGCTCACCAAGCGCAAGCAAATGCCGATCAGTAGGGCGCAACGTAAACGCCAGTTCCGAATTAGCAGCTTGTCATAAGTGTCCATGAGTACTCCTCAGGGAGGGCCATGGTGACCCTCCCTTGCGTGGCTGGCTAGTCAGTTGCCAAGTGGTTCTCGGTCATCTGCCAGGAACCAGCGTCGTTCACGATGGTGTACAGGCCATTCTCAAGACCCTTGGCGCGGATCATACTGACCATACGCTGCGGATCTCCGGGCGGCGGGTCGATCCCCTTGACAAGGGTATCCATGCTTTTGAACCGTTTGCCCGAGGCCAGCTTCCGAAACAGCATGTCACACCGAGTCCCGGCGCGGAACGGACTGGTCTTGCCCTTCATGGCCTTGAGGTTCGCCTTGCGTTCCTTGGCGGTGACCTTCTTGGTCGGGTTGCCAGGTTTGACCCGGTTGCCCCGTGGCTTCTTGACCTTGACCGGCACGGTCTCTTCCTCCGGGTCCTCCTCATCCTCCGGGTCCTCCTCATCGGAGTCGTCGCCGTCCTCCGGGTCGTCCTCCGGGTCGTCCTCCGGGTCGTCCTCCGGGTCGTCCTCCGGGTCGTCCTCCGGGTCGTCCTCCTCGTCCTCGTCCTCGTCCTCCTCGTCCTCCGGGTCCTCGTCCTCGTCCTCCTCGACCGGGGCCGGCTTCGACTTGCGTTTCTTTTTGGCCTTCTGCTTCGGTGCTGGGGTCTCGTCCTCGTCCTCCATTTCCTCCTCTTCCATCATGTCCTCTTCCTCATCCACCTCGGGTGCGGCGGCGGCCTTCTTGTTGCGTTTCTTGCCTTTGCTAATCATGGTTTTGTCTCCTTTTTTGGTGGGTTCGCCACCGCTCGATCTTGCTGGTTCGGATTCTTCAAAACAGGCGTTTGAACAGTAGGCGTGAGCCCTGTCCTTTGAACGCCAGATGAGCAGGCCAATCAGCGGCTTGCCGCATCTTTGACTGTCACACCTCTCGGTTGCCAAGACACCTTTGGGTAGCTTGGCAATTTCGGCAGCGGACATTTTCATACGTGCGGTCCTCCTGTCCAATCAAAGTGTACCATTTTGCCGTAGCGGTTTGCCTCCCACAGTCCGAGCTTCACGCCCTTCTGGTGGATGCTGAGGATCATGCGGCGGGGGTCGCCCGCGCTCAGGCCGTCGTACAAGTCGGCCATGGAAATGCGCCCGCCTGCTACCTTGATGAGGCGGTCGAACAAAAGCTGTTGCGTGCCAGCCCGGAAGTACTTGGCAGCCTCAGGACTCAGTCCACCTATCGGCGGGGCTGGTGTGGCCTTCGGGGGCTTCGGCGTCGTTGGGGTCGGGTTCGGTGTCGGTGTGGCCTTAGGCGTTGCCGGAGGCGCCGTAGCGGGCGTTGACGTGCTCTTGCTACTTGCCCCCAGCCCGTAGATGGAAACCAGCAGGCCCGGTAACAAGTCCATGAGCTTGGCCATTGAGATTAAGAGCTTGCCGTTGCTGACTGAAAGCGAAGCCGCCTTGAGGATTGCCGGGGCTTGGCCCATGAGGACCGAGTCCAAGCCATTGGCCTTGAGCTCTTGCACCAAGGTGCCAGCGTAGTCGAAGGAGTACAGGACGCGGCCAGTGGCGTCGAACTGCCGGGGCTTGGGAAGGTCCTTGCTAAACTTAAAGGTTAGTCCCAAGGGTTTGAAGAACTGGTCCAGCCCGGCCTTGAGAGCAGCAAACTTTACTATGGCCTTCGCTGCCTTGTGCTCCAGCGCAATCTTCTTTGATTCGTACTCGGCCCATGCGTCATTGATCCGAGGTAGCTTGAGGGTAGGGACCGCTGGTGCCAGCGCCGACTCCAACATGCGGATAGCCTGAATCAGTGCGGTCTCGGCCTCGAATGCCGGAGTGTCGTGCCGCGCTGCCAGAGGTTTGATCTTAGCTGCCAGGTCCAGTTTGCGTTGCCCGCCTGCGGCGATGACCTGAGATCGAACCAAGGTGGTATACACATCAAACCAATCCATGACCGTGCGGAGGGCGATGACCCTGTCGGTCACGTCGGCGGTGATGAGTGCCTTGTGCGCCCGTCTTAGGTCCGGTACCTTCGGGATGAGCTTTCTGATTTGCGACTTTTTCATTTTTAACCTCTAACCAATAGTGCCAGGCAAACCGGCAAATGTCAACTACTATTTTGCCTGAGCTTGGGAGGGGCTGTGGTTTGCCCCTCCCTGCAGGTTGTTTCTACTGGTCGGATGCGGGAGCCGGCAGGGCCAGCCGGGTTGCCGCGGCGATGAACTTGGACTTGAACTGGTCGGTGGTGCGGACCCGGACATACTCGCCGCCCGTGAGACCGGAGAGCTGCTTCAGTTCGACCACTTCCCGCTGCCCGTATGTGTCCTGGTCGAGGCCGGTGATGTGGATGAAGTCCATCGTGACGCCCTTGTCCTCGAACTCTTTTTTGATCTGGGCGGCGCTGTGGGAAACAGAGTTGTCCATACCATCCGACACGATGACGATGTGGTGGTTGTTGGTGGCCGAAGGGGACTTCTTGATCATGCGGAGGCAGGTGAAGATGGCACCGGCAATGTTGGTGCCTCCGCCCATGCCCGCGTCCATGTTCGGCACCCGGTGCTGAAGCGACTTGAGCGAGTAGGCGTAAAGGTCCTTGGAACGGTTATCAAAGGCCACCGCGGCGACATCAGCGTCCGCGTGCTTGGAGAACCGGGCCTCGATCTGCCCGAGCACTTCCCCCTTCACAATGTCCATCTTGCATTTGCCTTCACCCTGAATCCGGACGACGCCCGTCGTGGTCCACTGGTTTGTCTGGATCAGCCCGTCCACGTCCATGTATGCGGCCTCGGCGATGATGCGGTTGACCCTGGCATCAAAGTCCAGCGGTTTCAGGCCCGCCCAGTACAAGGCCGACTCGTCATCGAACTCGGGTTTCGGTGCCGGGATCAGGTTGTCCCATGCGTCATACCGCGGGGCCGGTTCGGGCGCAATGTGGCCCTGGCTGGCAGCCTGAATGTAGGCGTTTGCCCTGGCAATCTTCTCGTCGATCAGCGACTCACCCGGCGCCCAGTTGGATGCCAGGAGCTGCGCGTTAGAGTACATCTCACCGTACATGCTGCCAGAGCAATCGATGGCAAACAGCAGCTTCTTGGTCTTGTCATGCAGGTCCGCCATGGTGCTGCCGACCGTGGTGGCCAGCTCGGTGTCGGTGTCGTTGTTGACGCCCTGAGTCGCGTCGAAGGTGTCCAGATCAAAAATGTCTTGTGCCATGGTTTGTGTTTTCCTTTTTCCTTTTGCCTGCCCGTGTTTTGCCGGGTGACAATCCAATAGTGACACGGTTTTGCCGAGACGTCAAGCACTCATTTGCGATTAGGGCAGATTAAGTAGTTTGTGAGTCTGGAAGGACACAGCCCAATGAGGCCGCAGCCGGACCACGGCCAGGCAGGTTGCCATGCTTGAGGCGTCCACTGTGCGCACCCCGTTCACTGGCTGGACGTACACATCGGCAAACGGGTTCGCCGGGGTCTCAGTCGGCGCAAACTGGTCTTGATCTGGGTCGTCCTGCTGCCGGGCGGCAATACCCAAAGCGAAGAACCCAGTTAGCTTACCTACAATGTCACTCGGGGTCCCGGCATCGGGGCCGATGACGAACTTGTACTCATCCACGTGCCCCCAATTCTCAAATAGGAACCCGGCCTTCGGCGAGCAGGCGACGTGGTCAGCACTGAGCTCGTCGGGGATTACCTTGGTCCCAGACGTCTCAATGTGAAGCTGGACCTGTAACTCCTGGCACAGCGCCGAGACCATGAGGACATCGTGTAGCAGAGGTTCACCGCCTGTTAGGCAGACGTGCTTGGTACCGGACTTGCGGATCAGGTCTGCCATTTGTAGGGCTGTCAAGTCAAACTTGGCACCGTAGTCCGTGTCGCACATGAACTCTTGCCCGATGGCGGACTCGCACACCTTATGGTGCTGAAAGACCGGCAGGGCCAATGACTGTGCCAGAGCCGGACTCCGAACTCCGGTGCGTCGGCCGACGTTGCAGCCAGCCAGGCGGATGAACTGCATGAGTGTACCGGTATACCGGCCTTCGCCTTGTAGTGAGATGAACTGTTCTGCGATGGGAAATTTCACCTATTGCTCCTTCACTGTACCGAGTTGGTTCATGTACTTTGCCGGCAGCAACTCCCGCCCGTGCTCGCGGATTAGGTTGATCCTCCGGGCGCAGGCTCGGCGGGCTAGCCGGAAGGTGGTCATGTAGGATTCGTACTCTGCCGCTGGGATGATGACCGGGCCGATTTGGGCTTGGGGCGACAGGCCATCATGGGCCACTGGAATGCCCGTGCCGTAGATTGAAGGGTTCTGCCCGTGCTTGGCATCGACTTCCAGCCGGGAGTCCCATGTGGCGCTGGACGTGGCCGTCTCAAGCACTGTGACTTCCAGCCCGGTGATGGCGTAGCGATCCACGATACGGGATAGGCGCTGGCCGAACCATGCCGCAATGTTCTCGGCGGTGGGATTCGCAATGAAGAAGTTTAGGTGCCGGTGGTCGAGGGTATCGATCAGTGGCTGGACCATGGCTTTGATGTCCCCAAAGTCCACGATGAACCCGGTGGCCGGGTGTACAGTGCCATGGACTGTGATGTGCAGGACGTACGAATGGCCGTGCAATCTCTGGCACTTGCCAGGATGCCCCGGAACAACATGCGACGCCTCAAATTTGAAGTCTTTCGTAATTCTCATGCCCTATGGTACGGGGCAAAACTTAGAAGCGGAGGCGGCGTTTGCGTGGCTTGCGCTCAAACTTGTAGCAGTCCAGCGAGAATGGCTTGTTGGCCGTGGCGCGTTGACCAAGGGCGATGAGGAAGTCCTCCCATGCGATCTGGACCCAGACTCTGCCGCCTACCTTGAACAAAAACCGTGGCACGAATGGCGTTGCCCACTGGAGCGAGTCAAATGCTCGCTTGGGGATGATTGCGAACGACCCCGTCAAGTTGCCCTTGCATACCAGTAGGGGCCGGTTACCATCCGGGCCATCCTCGCACTCGCGCATGGTCTGGTTCAACCAACTGATGTCCTGCTTCCGCGGATTCCAGAAGCTACCGGCCTTCCACGACTTCCAGTTCTTGCACTCCACTGTGAAGGGGAACCACGGGCGGAGGCGGTCGGCAACAATGAGGTCGCCCGACGGGGCATATGGGTGACCGCCCGAAAGCGGTGTACGAAAGATCTCGTCCCGCTGGGCGTTCTGGGGTGCCAAGGCCGCAATCACGTCTTTGGCTGTCTGGTTCTCGAATGTGCTACCCTTCGGATTCTTTGCCACTGGCTGCCTCTTTCCTGAGCTTCGCCTGTGTGGCCAAGCCGCCTTTACGCCCGAGTTGCCGCATGTACTCATTCCCATATTTTAGCACCACTGTCTGTCCACCGCGCCGGGTGAACTTCCGTCTATGAGCCTTGCCATGGATTTTGTCGAGGGCTAGGCCACCACGCCTGCGCGCCTCGATCTGGCTTGGGCTGCTGGTTCGCTTGCGGAGGCGGGCTATCTCTTCCTGTTCAGTCTCAGGCATCGATCTCCTGACACGCCTCGTTGTAAACCTTAACATCAGCCCCACTGGTCTGTAACCGCACGACAAGGTCCTCGATGTTGCTGAATCGGGACTGTGTAATGAACACATGGAACTCTTGCCCGGTGTCGGCAAGGGCCGCATGTCGGCCAAGGTGGATGTATTCGTACTGCAGTTTGTCGATCGTGCCGGAGAACTTGGCGAAGTACTCAACGAAGGGGATGCCAAGCTCCTGTGCGATGGCACGGACCATGTGTCCGAAACCGGCGTCGCAACCAATGGACAGAATTAGAATCCCATCGGGGCACGCAAGGCGCCGGTCCTTTAGTAGTTCCGTGACGAACTTGCGGTCTTCCTCAGACCCTGTCTGGTACCGCACCGAGACGTTGTCCTTCCAGCCCCGGTGTCGGCTTCCTACAATTACGATTCGCTTAGCTGCCATATGTGACCTCTGATACTCCGTTCTGCTTAATAATTGTCGCTTGCCGTTCACCGGACAACTCGGCAAGGATGTGTGGGTCATGAGTACATACCAGTATGACCGGGAACCTTTGCTTGACTTTCTTGAGGCCTCGGGCAAACTGGCGGGCGTTCACTTCGTCCAGCCCGTCGCCGGGTTCGTCAGCGATCAGAATGTTGCACGGGTTAGTCACGTCCCGCAGGGCGAAGGACAGGATCAGGGAAGCCATTTTGGTCTCGCCGCGAGACTGGTCCTCGATCTTGGGGCCGCCATGTTGGTTGATAATCTGGACGTCGATGTCGGACTTGTCCATGGCAAAGGTGGCCGTGATTTCCCCGTCGGAGAACAGGTCCGAATAGTAGTCAGCAGCTGCGGTGAGGCGGGGGCATAGCTCGGCCATGATGAATGCCGGCACACCGTTCCGCGAAAAGGCCTCTGCCGCGAACTTGAGGAACTCGACCTCTAGTCCCATGTCCACGACGCCTTGCTTGAAGATTTTAAGGTTTGCCATGTTCACCCGCTTGAGGCTCTGGTACTTGGATCGCTTGGTCTCAACCTGCTCTGCTGCTGCCAGTAGGGCCAGGGGCGCTGCCTGCTCGGCTTTGGTGGTTCGGAGCCTTGCCCGTGCCGCTGTGAGATTGATCAGGGCCTCCCGCCTGTCGTCGGCCCACTCCTCCTTCTCCTGCTGCGCCTTGGCAAGCTCGCCCTTTAGTTGCTTGTGCGTCACTCTCCACTTCTTGAGTTCGGCCTTTGCCTTTGCCTGTGGTGGGACCTTGACTTGGTTTAGCTTCTGTCCACACGTCGGGCACTTGTCGGGCTGGCCCTCAGCTTCAGAGATCTGGTCCTCAAGGGCAAAAATCCTGCCAGCCACACGACCGACTGATGTCGTGTAGTTTCGCACGTCATCCGGGTTCGGCTGTGGTGGCAAGTCGTCAAGGTACTGTTGCCACTGGTCGACGTTCTCCTGTTGGGTCTTTGCCGCCCGTTTGAGGCCCGCCAGTTGCGTGCGCAGCGCCTTGGTGTCTGGTAGCACCAAGTCCTTAATGAACTCCCTGTAACGCCTTATCTCCACCTGGGATGCTTCGACTTCTTCATCCCATTCTTCCATGAACCGTTGCGCGGAGCGGATCTCATTGCGGATAACCTGTTGCGCGTCCTCGAACCGTTCAATGTTTAGGAACTGAGCAAGCAGCTTCTTGCGGTCGGTGGGCGTCCCATGTAGCAGAGCGTTCACCTGTAGCTGGTCGATAAATACCGCATTCGTCAAGATGTCCCAAGTCATGCCGGTTAGTTCCTGGATTCGTTTTTGGGTGTCGGCTTGCCCCATGCCGGTCGAAATGTCCTGACCATTGTGCATCACAGTCAACCGCGTGGGGCGGCGCTGCCTATATACTTCGAAGGTTGACCCGTCGGGCAACCTCATTTCGAGGCCTACCGTGGCCGGCCCGGTGCTGCCTTCACGAACCCATCCATCGTGCTTCTGCCCCTTCAGGGTCTTCCCCTCTAGCGCAATCGGGATCAAGTGGAGCAAGGAGGTCTTCCCGGACCCGTTGGACCGGCCATCCCAGTCGAGGTTCTTGCCGGTGACCACTGTGATGCCGGGTTGCATTGGCACTTCCACGGTCTCGAACGACATGGCGTTCCGGCCCACCACGCGAGTGATGTCTATGGCACCTTGCCTGCGCAGTGACTTACCAGTCAACTCCAGTCGGTTAGTCAAGTAGGCCAGCAGGGCCCCTTCCTGGCCGCGCAAGGGCTTAGGAGTGTTTGCCTTCAGAAACGCTTTAATGATGTCCCCGTCATCCCCTTCGGCTGCAATGGACTCGACCTCGGTTTTGAGTTGCCGCGGGTCGAGAACGATCTCGGCATCCGGGTACTTCTCCGAGGCCGACCGCTGGGCGGTGTCCAGCTTCTGCTGATAGTTGGGGTCCTCCTTGCGGTAGTTGACCCTGATACGGACCCGTGCGCCTTTGAACGACGCTGGTGCCACTTTGTCGAACCCGGCGACACTTGGGTCGTACCAGCCCGGAAGGCTGCTGCTAAGGCGGTACATACGCCCTTCAGAGTACAGCAAGTATCCCTTGCGCTGGTTGCACTCGCCCCAATCCATCGCAAAGGGGCTGCCAGCGTACCAGCCGTTCGGCCCGATCTTCTGGCGGAAGTGTACGTGCCCACCGACGGCAAACATGTACTTGTCCATGTGTAGGGCCTTGCGTGACAGTCCGGACTCGATGCCCCGTTGTCGATCGTACTTGGCACCAGACACGTCCTCATGAAAGCACAGGATGCCATTTGACGGGTCGGCCAGGGAACCGAACTCAGCAGCGGTCACCTTGAGTGCAGCTTTGTCACGACGGAATGGCAACATAAACAACCGAACGTCGTTCTCAGAGATGTGGATGACGTCGGGGTCTGTGAAGGTCTCGGCCCCGGCTGCTGCCAGGGTAGGGAACCAGTCCTGAGACTCATCGGACATGCTGAGCCGGTCGTGATTGCCAAGGAGAACTAGGAACCGGATGCCGAGGCCCTTGAACCGTTTGACGATCTCGATGGCCTTGTTTGACACGCGCTGGTCCACAGGGTTCAGAATGTGCTTGACGTCACCAAGGTGAACTACCGCCTCTAGCTTCCGCTTGGTCTGGTGAATGGTTAGAATGTCCTTGACCGCCTGCTCGACTTGAGCCAGGTTGCTCCAGGACATTTGCCAGTCTCCAGTGAACAGGAGACCGGGCTTCACTTTTTGGCCGCCGTACCAGCCATGAACCGGATGCTCTGGTACACCTGCGATGGGAACCACGCCCGGAACATGCCGTCCTCAGGCGGCGGGAACACACTGAGCCGGTCGATCGCGCCAGCGGCCATCACGCGAGTCTTTGCGTTGTTGTTCGTGCTTAGCAGTATGGCACGCAGGTAACCCACCACTGAGAACCTCAGGTTCCGCATTTGCTCCGCAGTGGCCTCCTTCAGTACCGGGGCAACTTCGGCCCACTCACGCGCCCAGACCAGCTTTGAGAATGCGTACCCGTCAACCTCATTGCCGCCGACTAGTACAGCTTGATTTGCGTCCCCGCCAGCAATGAAGTGCTCGAAAATGCCGAGGATGACCCGCGGGCTGGACACGCCCTGCTCATCCAGGACATCCACCAGCGTGTCTAACTCACCCGAGTAGGCCACGGCCTTTGCCGCCCGCTTGAGCAGCATCTTGATACCACCAGACCTTAAGCCCTTCATTTCGAACTGAGCGCACCGGCCCCGAAGAGTCTTGATGATCTTGCCGGGTTCGGTGGTACATACAATCCAGACGGTGTCCTTTGCCGTGTCCTCGAACGGTTTCAGCAGGCAGTTCTGGGCCGCTGCGGTGAGGCGGTGTGCCTCATCCAAGATGATGATTTTCTTGAGGGAACCTGGCTGGGGCATGAAGGCAGCGTCCCGGGCAAGCTGGCGCATGTCGTCCACGCCGTTAATGTCCGATGCGTTGATCTCCCGAATGTCGAACCCCTCGTACTCAGACCACATGTCAGGTCCGGGTTCGCCGAAGTCACCCGTGACCATTTGAAAGGACAATGCGATGATGCGGGCGATGGTAGTCTTCCCGGCGCCTGTCTCCCCGGAGAACAACCATGCCTTCGGAATGCGTCCGCTGTCAATCCGTTTCCGTATGGCCCCTACTAGGGACTTCTGCCCTAGTAGTCTGGATAACCGCTTTGGTCGTGCTGCCTTTGCAAGAACTTCCTGCATTTCTGGTACCTCCCTTTACTTGATTCGTACTGCTTTGGCAAGGTCACTGGCCGACTTGCTCATGCGGGTCAAGTAGGCCTTAATGCGCCCTAGTAGCTGGTCCTGCTGGCGGCCGTTCATGGACTCCGGGAAGAGCAACTGGAGTTCGTCGTTCACCTTGGTTGTGGTGGTGTCGCCGGCGCAAAGTTCCATGATGGCCATGGTTAGGAATTGCTCGACGTTCATCTCCACTTCGGGGTCTCTGCGGGTCTCCTGTAGTAAGCCTTCCTCATGGCCTGCCAGTTGTCGTTTGCTGCGGTCTGAGTGACCGGGCAATACTCTGCCATCGGATCTCGCCCAAGCACGCGGTGATGCCTTTGCTTCTGCCACTGCGACCGGGGCTTCCTCGGTCGGGTCCTGGACCGGTGCGGTCTCTTCCACTGTCTCTTGCTTCTTCTTCGCCATGTTGTCTCCCTTCACTTCTTGTACTTGATGGTGCCTGCCGGTAGGAACTTGGAGTCGCCACGAAATAGGATCTTGTAATCGCACTCGCTCCGTTCGAGTCCACCCGCCTTGTTCTTGTCATTCCTGATCCTGCCGCCAATGCCAAGTATTTTGCCCTTGACCTTAGCGGAGGGTAACAACATAATTTTACGCATCCGAACCCGGACGTGGGCGCCGAACTTGAAGGCATTGCCGCCCGGTGTGTACGTCTTGTCCCCGAACATTTGGCCGGGGTTCTCACGAAGCTGGTTAACGAATAGGCCGACAGTGTTGTACTGCCTGAATAGTGGCACCCAGCGCCGCATGAGCAGCGCGAGGAACTTCGGTAGCGATTGCTCAGTGTTCATTGACTGGTCGAACCCAGCCGCGCCCATGGCCGCTGGCATGAGGTTAGCAACACTGTCAAGGACAAGGACACGCTTACCCTTCGGGTCGTAGTTGTGCAGGGCCTCTAGCAGGGACTCTGCCTCTTTAGTCATGTCCTGAGCGCAGGACAACCGTTCAGTGGACCCAAACTTGCCAATGTAGGGTTTGATCAGGTAGAAGTTCTTGGCCCCTTCGTGGCAAGTCAGCCCGCGCTTCTGGAACCAGTAGCCTTCGTCTTCGGTTGCCGGTTGCTCAAAGCTGTCTTCACAGTCCAGCCAAATGATATCGGCCCCGTCCTGTACCTGGCAGGCCGCGGCTATGTCTCCGCAGAACACGGACTTGCCACAAGAAGGCTTGCCGGACACTTCACAGATACAGCCATAGGGGAGCCCTTTGTCGGCGTGCCCCATCACAGGATTCAAGTGCTCACCCAAGTCAATATAGGACCGAGGTTGCCAGTCTTGCGGGGCGTGCTTCAGCCGTTGCCGTATGGATGCTAGTGTTGGTTTGCGTTTTGCCATTGTTTACCGTCCTTAAAGGGAGATGGGGAGGACCCCGAAGGACCCTCCCCTGCCAGGAGTGAGCATGGACTGGCTAACTCTTGCGCTTCACCTTCCTGCGCTTCTTAGGCGGTGGCGGAGGCGGGTCGTCTTCCTCGTCCTCATCGTCATCATCGGGGTCGTCGTCCTCATCGTCATCATCGGGGTCGTCGTCGTCCTCGTCCTCGTCCTCGTCTTCCTCGACGGGAGCCGGCTTGCGCTTGCGGGTCTTTTTCTTTGGTGGCGGAGGCGGGTCATCCTCGTCCTCGTCCTCGTCCTCATCCTCGTCCTCGTCCTCGTCTTCATCCTCGTCCTCGACGGGAGCCGGCTTGGCCTTCTTGCGGGGCTTTTTCTTTGGCGGCGGAGGAGCCTCATCCTCATCGTCGTCATCCTCGTCCTCGTCCTCCTCATCCTCGACGGGTGCAGGCTTGGCCTTGCGCTTTACCGGCGCCTTCTTTTTGGTCTTCTTGGGCGGCGGGGCTTCCTCCTCTTCCTCGTCCTCATCGGAGTCATCGGAGTCGTCGCCATCCTCCTCATCCTCATCGACCGAGTCCTCCTCGTCGGCGTCCTCATCCTCATCATCATCAGCCGCAATCTCGCGACCAGTGTAGGCGGATTCGCAGGCAGAGGCATCGTACTTGCCGGCCACTTCTTCGAGTTCCTTGAGCTTGTCCAGGATGTCTTCGGGGACTTCACTGGAATCCATGTCCGGTTCGGGCGGACCATACCGAGTGTCGAGGCCGGCGCCGGTGCGGTTGATCGCAAGGTTGAAGCCCTCGACCGGGTGGTCGTAGTTGCGGCGTTTCGTGGTGATCAGACGAAGGACGGCTGAAGACAGAGCCTTCGAGCCCCCAAGCGACAGGTACCAAGTGTAGGGACCACGCCAGCGCCCGGTGTCCTCATCCACGACGGCCACTTGTAGGACCATCTGTTCTTTGATTGCCATGGCTGCGGCCTTCTTGACATTGGCCCCCTTACCGCTGCGTTCGAGAGAGCTGATCTTTTTGCAAATGTAGCAGGACTTGCCGCCATGGGACTTGCCACATGTGAGGAACTTCCTGTCCTTGCCGACGTCGCCATGAGCTTGGAACTCAAGGAACGGGGCTTCGTTGGTGCCCTGCTTGTTCGGTAGAATGCGAATGATGTTGTCGCCCTCGACCAGCTTGAACCGGCCACCTTGTGACCGTTCCTTAACCTTGCGCCGGGCGTCTTCCTTCCACGCCGGCTGTTTCGTCTTGCGTTTTTTTGTCGCCATACTCGTTAATCTCCTTTTGACAGTGTTGCGCCAGGGTATTTGTCCTTGGCATGTTTGCGGATCTCATCCAGCGCGGTGTGACTCTGGCCGCGCAATACAAATTCCTCGGCACGGATCATTTGGCTAACCACTTGGAGCATGTCCTTGCGGTGCCGGAAAGACTCAAGGAGAAGCCGTGCAGCCTCCTCCTCGGCCTGTGCGTCGGCCAGGTCGATTGCCTGCTTGATCACCGCTTTGGCAAGGACGACACGCGCCCTGACTTCTGCTTCGGTGACTCTATCAGTGCTGCCCCGGAGTTCACTCCTAATCCGTTTTGAAGCCCGTGCCTCAATGCGCTCTAGTTTCAGAGCGGCGTCCTTGCTGGCCCTCATGGTCTGGACCCGGTACCTTGAAGCCATCGCGTGAAGACCGGGTTGCTGCGCACTGGCGTAGACAACTTCTCCATCGGAGAATTCCAGTGCGTTCAGCAAGGCTTCCACGTCAACGTCTTTGGCAAGTATTTGGTCCAGTCCCATTCGGTTTCCTCAGTGTATTATACGGGGCATAATCAAGCTGCAAGCCCGAACTCGTCACGCACGTCGGCATCCACCTTCATGTTGTACTTGAGCCAGTCCCGCAGGAACTTGTCAGTGCTGGTGCCACGGTAGTCCCCGACCATAGTGGCATATCGGAAGCCGGCCTCTGCCTCTGCCGCAAGGGGCACTTCCAACTTACGCCCGAAGGTCTTATGGGTGAACTCTGGGACCGCGGTCTCCATGAGGTACTTGCCCTGCTTGAAACACTCCTGCATGTCCCGGACCTTGGTGCGGAACACCAGCGCATCATGGACTTCCATAATGGGGTTGCGCAGCAAGTTGAACGTCTTTGGCTTGCGGTGTAGTAGGGCCATTGCGTTTAGGATCATCTGGTGCGCGGCCCCTTGGATAGGCGAATTGACTGCTTGGTTCTCTGGGTTCGTGTTGCGCTCCTCATCGGCGGCATCCCCAATGGCTCTGCGGAATCCAAAGATGGTGTCGACGTACCCGTGTTCGAGGGCGAACTTGCGCATGTACTTGATGTACCGCCCGACGCCCTTATACGTGCGGAAGTACCCGCGATGGAACTCGCGTGACTCTTCCTCGGTCTTCTTAATGCCTTTGACTTTGAGGTAGTTGTACAGGCCACCTTCGGACAGCCCGTAGACCAAGCCGAAGTGACAGTTCTTGATGAACGTGCGGGTGTCCTTGTCGGACTTGATGAACTCTAGACTCCACTCCGGGTTAATGCTGTGGCCTACAATGCAGTGTATGTCACTGGCTGGGTCGCCCTCGTCCTGTGTTGCCGCATGCATGAACTGTTTAATGAGCAGCTCGTCCTGAGCGACCATGGCAAGAAACCTGATCTCGACCTGGCTGTAATCGTATGCCATGAATAGGTCAAGGTCCTTGATCTCCTCTGGGATGGCACCGCCCTTCCAGTCGAGCACCCGGTACCAGTCGGGGTCGCTCACCAGCAAGTTCTTAAGGAAGGGCTTGCCGTGCAGGTTCTGCATGTTGACAAACCCGGGATTCCGTTTGCCGCCACCACTCCTGAGCCGGCCTGTAACGGCACCAGCGAGCGCCCACTTGGTTCGGAGTTGCCCGCCATGTATCCGGGCGGACTCTGCGTACCCGTCGATGTAGGTGGACTGCATCTTGCTGTACATACGCCAGTCAAGGACAAGGTCCACAGCCCGGTGCGGCGTCTCGTGTTGCATACGTTCGAGGACCTTCTTGTCCGTGCCCTTGCTGTCATCAGGCCTCTTTAGTTTCAGCTTGCGGAATAGTAGATCATCCACTTCCTCAGTCGTACAGCGGAAGGCCGGTTTGTCGGCAAACAACCTCAGTTCGTTTAAGCTCTTCTCAATGGCTGGTGGCACGATCCTGCGCACGGCCTTCATATACCGTTCATCCAAGCATGGCCCACGTGATTGCATGCCATCCAAAGTCATGCCGGCCCAGACGTATACCTTCAACAAGTCCTGGTTCACATGGGGCGTGGTGTCGGCGTCGATCTCATAGGTCAGGGCCGCGTCGGCGCAGTTGTACTTTGCGATCTGCTGCAGCGGGATGTCACCGTAGTCGATCGGTGACTTGAGGTATGGCTTGATGTATTCTTTGTACCCGGCATAGAGCGGGTACAGCTTGTCACTGATCGCTTCGAGGCCGTTCGACTTCATGTATGTCCGGCGCAGGAAGTTGCTGTAGTGTGTGTCCCCGGTGTACCCGCGGACCTTGATGCCTTCGGCACGGAGGCCCTTGACGTCGGAGCTTCCCCAGTGGAAGGACTTTTCGATCTCGGGGTCCTCTAGGAAGTCCTTGATCAGCGACAAGCAGCCATCGGCCTCCTGTGGGTTCGGGTTCTCTGGATGGTATAGGATGACGGTTCGGGCCTTGCCCCGCGCCCACGAGAACCCCACGTTCAACAGGCCATACTTAGGCGAGTCCTCTATATCAACAGCAATGCGGTGGCCCTTGGCTGCGAACCGCCTGAGCTTGGCCATCAGCTTTGCCGTGCTAGAGACCTTGGACACATACTTGAAGTCTGCAGTCTCCAGGAACGCCCAGCGACCGGGATGCTTTGCCAGCCAGACCGCGGCCTTCAGCTTTTCACGCCACTCCTCTAACCGCCACTCAGGATATCCGCCACGGGTGAACGTGGCGGGGTGATCAATAGAGAACATTGTAGCTTGGTACTTGTTAGACCACTGTACCGGCTTTGTCTTCTTGCGTTGCTTGCCGAGCACGGCATCGGCCACCTTGTCCCCAAGCAGCAGGTAGACTGAAGCAGCGCCGCCAGACGCACCAACAGCCCGCCGCGTGTGGTGGGAGCACGCTTCAAGTTCTACATCCTTTGGGTTCCTGTTCTTGACCGTGGCCCCGACTCGGGTTGTGGGGCGGCAGCATACTATGTGGTGAGTGTCAAACAAGTCTCGCGACCCGCCTGCGGCCTCGATCTCTTCCCATAGCATACGCCCATTGGGGCCGACCAGTTCTAGTCCCTCTTCTACTTCTGGCCGTCCTGGCGTCAGCGACCAGACCATTCCGGGTCTACCCTCGATACGATCAGTACCGATGATTTTGGGTCTGTCTGCGCTGTCCAATGGGCAGGCGATACAACCGCCTCCGGTCTTCCACTTTTGGGAGACCTGCCGCCCTTGTTTGCCTAGCTCTTTTTTGCCTCCGTCGAGAAGGTCAAGAAACTGTACCATGCTATTCCTGAGGAGCGGAGGCGATCAGCGTGAAGGCGCCTGAGGTTAGGATAAGGTGTCCGGCCTCGGCGACTTGAATGGTGATCGGTTCCGTGCATGCCTGCAGGAAGGGTAGTAGCGTTTGCGGAGTACACACGAATGAGATATCCCCGTCGGGCGGTTCGGCCAGCTTGATCTTCTCGGTGAAGGTCCCATAGGTCTCCTTCACCACCAAGGACAGCAAGGGTCTACCGGCGCTGCCGGACACCGTAGCCGTAACAGTCTCGCCGGTTCGGGATGACACGTAGCTGACCAGCCGTTCAATTGCCTGGCTGGCACCGAGGGCCGACACCGTACCCACTTCCACGGACTCCAACAGGGTTGCCATAGAGGCGACCATCTTTTCGGCAGGAAACTTTTTCCACAGTTCGTTGAAGGTCCTGAGGATACGTCCCTCCTTGAAAATGATGCGGGCGCCTTGCTTGCTCACCTTAATCTGGGCCCCGTCGCTAATCAGTTCCGGCAGGGTCACAGGTAGGCTGGTTTGAAGGGTTAGTCCCTCCACGTCGGCCGCGAACAGCACTTGGCCATCGGCGCTCAGCACCTTGCCGTGCTTTTTGGAAATGTGGATCGAGTTGAGTTCGGGGCGTGTGGCCTCCTCCGTGGCGTACTTCTGTGCCAGTTTCAGAGCCTTGGTGAGCCCGTCGGACATCTTGAGTCCCTTTTCCCCTTCCAAGGGTTCGACGTTGCTGTAGCCCTTTAGAGGCTCACTGGAGACCATCTTGGCACGGCGCCTGCCATTCCGAATGTTCAAGGTCTCGTCGAACTCGATGATCAGTTCCCGCTTCGCCGGGGCAACGAAGGAGAATAGCTGTTTGCGGTCCACAAAGACAACGAACGGATCGCTGGGGTCCTCGACCACCACATCGGCGGTGCCATGGACGTTGCCGGCCAACTGTAAGTTCACCTTGGAACCGTCACAGGCGAACCGAATGAACTCAGTTGACCTGACTGCGGATTGTACTGGCACAAGGTTCAAGACCTTCAGTGCCGCCTTCATGGCATCGACTTTGATTTTCATGTGTTCTCCCTTACTTGATTGCAGTGAAAAATTCGGCCTTGACGTGGGACGACCGAGGGTCACGGAACACACCGCGCAGGGCCGTGGTTCGCATGGTACCGTTCTTGCGAACGCCACGGGCCTGCATGCATGTGTGTGTAGCTTCGAGGACGACTGCGCAACCAAGTGGCTGTACAGTCTGTTGGAATGTTCCGACTATGTCCTCTGCGAGCCCTTCCTGGACTTGGGGCCTGGCTGCCAGTATTTCGATCATTCGTGGGATCTTGGAGAGCCCTACGATGGAGTCGCCTGGTATATAGGCAAAGTGCCACTTGCCTGAAAAGGGCAAGAAGTGATGTGAACACCAACTGGTGAATTCCACATCCTGAACGATGATCATTTGGTCATGGGTGTCCCCAGCAAACGAAGTGTTTAGTGCGGCTGCGGGGTCCTTGCGGGTGCCCCAAAAAATCTCGTCATACATGCGGACAAGCCGGTCCGGTGTGTCCTTAAGGTGCGAAGGGTCCACCACTGCGGATAGGTTTGTGGCCGCGATCATGTTTGCCAGCGCACAGCGTAACTGAGTCTTCCATGTGAATCTCTCGTCGTCCATTTGATCTCCTTGGTGTATAGTACGGGGCAAAGTCAAATCAAGTCACATGTGCCTTTGTAAACCGGGCGGGCGCGCGTTGCCACGGCGTCTCGGAACTGCTGAATGTTGAACCGGGAACGCTCCCACGATGAGGTAGTCAGCCTGTCCCATGTGTAGCCTTGCGCCTCCAGCTTCTCAATCACAGCTTCCCGGGCGGTACCTTCCAGCCGTTGGATTACGCCCGGCTGGTGGCCGGATCGCTTGGTGGGCTGGTCGCTAATCTTCCATGTTGTAACCTGCTCCCTGAACGGATCGCAAAGGATGATGGCACCGAAGACAGCGGCCTTCAGCCAGCTTGCCGAGTCCACCGAGTGCCATGGGAACCGGAACATACTGGAACCGGTGACGGCGAAGCCATGAAGGTAGACGCCATGCTGTTCTGCCAGGTTGAAACACCGGTCGTAGAACTTGTACTTCACGCCTGTGGACCAGCCGGACCCAAGCGTACCAAGGCCAATCAACTTGTGCCCCCGGTCGATGTACTTCCGCATCCAGTCCATCGAACTGTCACCATGGAACACCGGGACCGGCCTGAGGCCTTTACGCTCCAGAAGCATTTGCATCTTCCAGCAGGCGGAGGCGTTGCGCACGTAGTCGAGGTTGACGTAGAAGTCGAAGGCCTGGCGCCGGGTCTTGATCCACTTGGCGTAAGTGGTTGCGAACCGGTCCACCAAGTCGAGGTCGTCGCTGGCAAGGGTATCCCGGAATGAGAAGGCACCTGAGTCCAGCAGGATGCGAATGTCATTCTCCTGGCAGTAGGCGAGGGTCTCAGCCGCGATCTTCATGTACAGGTCGGAGCCCTCACCACAGTAGGCGTAGGACAAGCACCGGGCATCCCATTTGGTTTGCTCGAAAATTTCCTTCTCCCTGATACCCTCATCGGCGTAGTGCCGGAAGCCGGAGAAGTAAATGACCGGGTACGTGTCGTCGGGCTGTGGACCTTTCCAGTCGCTGCCGTTAGTAGTTGATTTCGATGTTGCCTTGTTCGTCATCTTTGAACTCCCATTTGAGACCATGCGCGTCCTGCCGGCGCATTGCTGTTAGGTACTGCTTCGGGTTTGCGACTCCTATTGCACCCAAGTACTTCCCGAGCTTGGTGTATGTGGTGCCAGCCACACACTTCTTGAACACGGCCTCCAGGATTGACCCTTTGGCAAAGGGTGTTTCCGCCCACTTAGCCTTGCGTTTCTCCTCGCCGGATCTGAGGCGGCCGGCCTTGAACCGATCAAGGATCAGTTGTCTGTGCTCCATTGCTAGTTCCTTTGCCATGATGGCCTCCCCTGATATGAACTGTGGACATATGAACCGGTCCCTGCAAAACATGGAACACTCCGGGCACTGCGGGTCATATGTGTAACCTGAGTCGCTGGGCTGGTGGCCGAAGCACGACTCGGCCACGGGTCTCAACTGAAGCCTGATGTAACACTCGAAGCACGTGTGAGTCTTTGGGAAGTACAGGTAGGAGGACACGTCAAGCAAAGAGAACTTGCGCGCACACGACAAGCACAGAAGGGTCTTCGCTATGCTATACTCTTTTGGCATTTGCCCCGTTCACCTCTCCGCCTGCGCACAGCATGAAGTCCTGGACCGAACAGCCGGTTAGCCGACGGAGGCGGAGGACCTCCGGCAGGAACTTGTTAAAGTTTGGCCGGCCAGGTTGCCGCTGGAAGAAATGGACTTGCATGAATGTGCGAAGGGCTGGGGAAGCCAGTCCCAGGAACTTACCGACACGATCCTCTGCCTCCGACTGTTCTGCCGAGCCAGCGTCAATCCGTTCGGGTTCTTTGATGGAGTCTTCCTCAAGACTGACGACGTGACAAAACCGTGTGTATACCCGCAGCTGCTTCAGCCTATCACGCATTGTGTTGCGGACCACGGTGAACACGAAAGTGGAGTCCTTGCCGCGGGTCGGGTCATGCAGGTGCCATTTGCGGTACACCTTGATCCAGGCCTCAGAGACCAAGTCTCCCAGGTCGATCCAGCGTTTGTGGCACTCCGGCATTTGCTGGTACGCCTCCCCACATATCTTGTAGACCATACCGGCCAGCCGGTCCATGGTGACTTTGTTGATTTCAATGATCGGTTGTGCCGTTGCCATTCAGTTGATCTCCTCTAGTATGTGGACGCCCTTGAACAAGGCGGACTGAAGCGAACTAACGTGGTCGAGGTCGTACTGCTCGCAGAATTCCTGAAACCGTTGCCGCCGAGAGTGACGCCGGGTTTGTGTCATCCGCCGCTTGCGGAACCGGCGAACGTTGTCGATGACCTCATGCGCGTAGGCCTCCGAACCCTCTGGCAACAGTGGGTAATCTGGCGTCCGGGGGATGACGGTGAGTTGGTAGTCCCGCCTGATCGCGTCCCAGGCGTTAGACACCTTTGGTGCGAATGCCTGGCTGCGTACCTCAAGCGGATGCTCCAGCCAGTTCTCCAAGGATGGGTTAACTCCTGCGATAAGCAGTTGCTTTGCCTTGACTGGCCCAATACCTGCCATCCCTTTGATGTTGTCCGAGGGGTCGCCCGCCAGGGCTTTGAGCCAGGGCACCTTCCCTGGCAGGACACCGATGGAGTCCTTGACACCGTCCGGGTCCAGTACATTTAGCTTGCCGTTCTTTGGCACCAAGCAGTACACCTTCTTCCCGTCCGGCAATTGGAACATGTCCCGGTCGTTTGACAAGCAGTACACATTTGAGCACCGCTTATCCGTTGACAGGGAGGTGGCAATGATGCCGATTACGTCATCAGCTTCGAGGCGGGGTATGGCCACCTGCTTGAACCCGAGAATGTGTAGCAGGCGTACTAGCTCGGGGATCTGTTTGAAGCAGTCCAGAATTGAGTCGCTGGGTTCTGAGTGCCGGTTCGCCTTGTATGAGTAACAGAAGTCCCGACGCCAGGTGCGTTCCTTTTGTGGCCAAGCCTCGAACCGTTTGCCTGGCACCATCAGCCCCTCCCAAACAATCACAATGTCTGGGTCCGGGATTGTGTTGGGGATCGTTGTTAGCATGGTCGGGAACGCATGGAGCACCGAAGTGGGGAACCCCGCTTTGGACTTCAACTGCGCATTGGGGAAGTGTGCGCGGAACAGAAAGTTTTTGCCGTCTACCAAGACCACCGGCCTTTTTAGCATTGTGATACCTCAATTTTCAGTCGTTGCGCCAGACGCCATGTGAGGGGCCGGAAGTTACGTTCGGTCTCCTTCAGTTGCGTGGCGGTCATCTCATCAGCTTGCGCTGGTGGCAAAGGGTATGGCACGGTGACGGAGAACTGGTCCTCGGCGAGCCGTGCCGCGACTTTCAACATCCCCACTATACCAGCTTTATCCGGGTCCGGCCAGAGAATTATGTCGCGGTGGCCTAGCACCCGCAACTGGTCGATGATCCCATCCGTGATCGAGGACCCGAGAATTGCCGCCGCTGGTCGCTTCAAGTGGAGCTTGATGGCCATGGCCTTGAAGCAGCCTTCAGCCAGGATCACTTGCTTGTCAGGGTCGGCCTTCCTGAGACCCCAGATGGACTTCATGCCGGTGCTATTGAGGTACTTGGGTTCGCCGGCCCCGGTCCAGTCCCGGGCAACGATGCCCATAAACTCGCCCTTGAAGATGACCGGGATGATTATGCGGTAGGAGTACCAGCCGGACAGGCTTGCACCAAGGTAGTACTTGCGGATCTGGTTGATGGTAACGCCTCGGTCCGTGAGGTAGCACTTCGCCTCCCACAGCAAGTCATCATCCTCCGTGACGTCGTGTAGTAGGGTGTAGTCCTCTGGCAACTCAGGGGCGCGTACAGTGGCCTTCTCTTCCTCAGGCAGCCCCGCCAGTTGAACGTCCCCCATGTCCAGTCGCCTGAGGATTTTAGATAGAGTCCCATTCGCCGAACGCCATGAGCAACTGCCTCTGAAGCACTGGCCCAGACCCTTGCGGTAGTTGAGTCCCAGCCGGTACTCCGTGTCCCCACAAAAGGGGCACTGCATCCAAATCTCGTTCGGCTTGTCCCGGCGAGTGAACCGAATACCTTTGCTGGACAGAGCTTGCAAAAAGTTCATACGTCCACGTCCTCTTCCTCGGCGTACTCGCTTTCCTTGGTCTGTCGCTGGGCTTGGAGTGTGGCATCCCGGTCGTAGAACATGCCCCGGTCAAAGTCCGTCATGATGTTGAAGCTCCAGCCGCTGCGGCCTCCCTGCTTCTTTTTGGCAACGGTCACGGTCAATGAGTCCGGTCCCCACTCACCATTGCCAATGCCGAGACAAAGGTGCGCGGCCCTCATCTTGAACTGATCCTCGGCGGCGTGTTTGCCTGTGACTTTTTTCAAGTCAGTGGCCTCCCGGTTCGCCTGCGCTGCGGTCCAGAAGTAGACGCCATACTTGCTGGCTAGGACCTCGATGTGCTTGTACAATTCCTCGAACTCCTGCCGGACTTCAGTGCGCTTGCGGGGCGGTTTGATCTTGGCGTCGTAGTCCACAATGATCATATCCGGCGTGAACCCTTCGTCCTTCTCCTGCACGACCATGTCCTCGATCATTTGCATGGTCCACCAATCCGTTGTCCCATCCACCACACGCAGGTGACCCCGAATCCAGCGTTGGAATTTGCGCCACTGGTTGCGCATTCGGTTCGGCATCTTGGCCAGCTTCCGTGAAGGCAGGGAACTGACGAGGGAGTCCATACGGTCCTCGAAGATTTCGAGCGGGTCTTCAAGGGTGAAGTACAACACGTTTAGATTCTGAATAACGGACACCAGTGCGATCCATAGGAGGAATGCCGACTTCCCCTTACCATAGGGCGCAAGGACCAGCCCAATGCCGCCCCTGCCAAATGTGTCGGTCTCCATGTCATAGGGGTCCATGAGTAGCGCCGGGTTCTTGTTTGGCCCTGCTGAGGACCGGCGCAGGATTCTTTCCTCCAGTCGGTCGTCGTCAAAGAATGAGACCGCCTTGCGGGCGCCCCGGTCGATCATCACGGCGTCCTTTGCAATCTCCAGCCAGCGTTCAGTCGTAAGGGCGTCCGAGCCTTGAAGGTCCAGTAGTTCCTCGACCGCACCGGCCATGGCCACCTGCTGCTTGAACTCACCCACCTTAGCACATATTGAGCTATACGTCGGTGTGAGCTTTAGTATGCCCTTGGCAGTCCTGATCAAGCCCTTCCTGCGGGGTAGACCTAAGCGGGCTTCCTTGGCGTGCTGGCGGAGCAGTCCGGTGATTTCAGTGTTCGCCGGTTCCCTAAACTCTTTCCAGTACTCAAGCCCCTTGGTCGCAGCGGCCCATACGTCACTCCCGTCACGTGTGCCATCCCGGGGCTTGAAGTCATCCGGTCCCAGGACGTCTCCAAACTTGGTGAGAAAGGCCCGGTCGGTTAGCACCATGTTCGTCAGCAGGCGCATGAACTCAGGGTCTTCGAAGTATGAGTTATCAGCCAATACCGGACTCCCTAAAACGGTTTGCAAGCTCCCTCTGAAGCTGTCGGAACTGTAACCCCAAGAGCATTAGAGCCAAGGATTCCAGCGGTAAGGTCTCCTGCTCAGGCGGGTCGATAGCTGTTCCATCTTGGCCTTGAGCCGGTCCAAGTTCTCGAAGTAATCCTCCGTGATTTGGGTCGGGTCGTTGTACTCCAGTGTGCCGAAGGACACCAGTGCCGAGACTTGGTTTTGGCGTTCTTGTACTTTCCATGCGTTCGAGTCTCCCGTGTCTAGTGCGGCGATGGCCACCTTGAGGGCTGCAGGTCCAGTGAGGTTAGCAACCCGTAGGCCAAGGCGTGTATTGCCGCTATCTGGTTTTCGGTACTTCAACAGAATGACCCGCAAGATGTCTCCAAGGTTTAGGTGCTGGTCAATCAGTAGGGTCCTGAGGTTCAGTAGCCGGGCCATGTTGTCGTCGCTCATGGCAAAGAACCGAAAGGGCTTTTGGCTGGTGGTGCTGTCCAAGTCCCGGATGACTTCCGTGAGGCTCCGTTCAATCTTCAGCTGCCATGCGTGGGCCAGTGTCTCGAAACCGTTGATGGCCTTGCGCCTCATGCGCCGGACTGACTCTGTGACGTGACTGTTCTCTGAGAGCTCCAATCCTGTTCCCCTTTCCCGTGAGGTGACTTCCCTAAGCTACCGCGTTGAATTTGTGCTGTCAAGTTTGGTTTTCTTGTCCTTCACGAACATGGTACGGGGCAAAAACAAAACCCGGTCGGCACTGGTGATGGGCGGTGGCGGTGGTCTCAGTCTGGCTGGGATGGGCGGGCGACCCTCAGTCCCACAGGTCTCAGTGTCTTGCCAGTGAGAAGAGCTTGCCGTGCCACGCGCGCCCGCGTGTGGCCTTGACCTGCCATTCCCATACTGCCGTTCTTTGGCAGTGTGGGATGGTAGGGCTATAACGAGTATTCCCAGTCCCCTATACTATACCTATTAAACCTATAACCCCCGGCCCCTTAGGGGGCCTTCACCCCTTTTCCCCTTCAATGCAATCTTAACCCGGCAAATGCCGAATATTACAGAATGTTTTGCGGGTTCAGTTTGCCGGTCGAAAGGACCCGTTTCAGTTGCCGTTCGGCCAGATCGTACAACTCGGCAGCACCAGTCGAGGCCCGGCGCACTTTCATCGTCACACCTAATTTCCTCAGGGCTTGCCGACGGTTCTCAGTGGCCTTCAGGAACCGGTTAGACTTCAGGCTCTCACCAGCCGGACGCCGGTCCCCGACGTCGAAGTAGATTAGGCCGGACTTGGCGTCGCACAACCGGACCCCACGTCCCAGCTTCTGGACCGCATCATTGGCCCCGTACATGCCAGCGGCGTCAATGATAACGTCGGTTCGCTTGAGGTTCACGCCCTTCTTGAAGACCTTGTTGACCAACAGTAAACGCACCTTCCCAGACTCAAAATCCTTCTTAGCGGCAATGCGATCCGCCACCTTCTTTTCGCCGTACACGACCCGGTGTGGTACGTCCTCCATGCGCGCAGACAGCTTCTCCAAGTGCTTGACCCGCTCGACCAGTAGGATGATGTACTTGCCCCGGTCCAGTCCCTCCCGCAGCAACTCCTCCAAAAAGTCATTGCGACTTCGGCTGGACACAATGTACTTGCGGTACAAGCCATGGTAGTCCAGTTCGGTGGACGGCAAGTGGGTTCGCACCATGTCGGCCCCAATCACCACGGCAGGCGTTAGGTGGCGTTCCTGGACCCCGTCCTGGTACTCGTACCGGAATATGACCGGGCCTGCTATGGCGGCCGCCCGCATCGCAATGTCCTCCTTCTCTATTTCCAGTGTGGCCGTCAAACCAAACACGACCGGAGGCTGGATGGCCAGGATGGTTGCTGCCTGCCGGTTGTTCAACCCAACATGGATTTCGTCAATAATCATTACCTGCAGGTCCTTGGTCCACGCCTTGTAGGCCGCCTTCTCCCGGTGAAGGTGCAGGGTTTGGATCGTGGCAACCGTGATCCGCTTGGGATCGAAAACGGACTTGCCGACCGTACCCACTTCCTCACCCAACACTTCCTCGAACTCCTCCTTCGCCTGCTCCAGCAGAGTGAGTTCATCCACCACGAACACCGCGCTCCCTTCGAGCAAGCTGAGGTAGGCCGCCGCGGTCAAGGTCTTGCCGGTACCCGTCGCATTGAGGATTAGGCCACCCGTGTCGCTTTGCAAGCACATCTCGGCAATACAGTCTAGCTGGTACCGGCGCAACTCTTTGCCAGGGATTTTGATACGGCTGGGGTCCTCATGCTTGAAGGCCACCGAGGACCGCTCATCGGTCATGTCGAACGGGATACCGTCCTTCTGCATTTGGGGAAGCATTTTGAGGAACACACCGGTCGCAACAGTGTTCCGTTTTAGCATACTGATCTTCCCATCCCAGACCCCGGACTTGAACTTTGGCATCCACCAATAGCCTGGAACTAGATAACTGAAATAGGGACGGAGCTCCTCCGCCTCGAATGAGTCCCATTCAAAGGTCACGAATCGGTTGTGGATCGTGGTCACAATCGGGATTTGACTGGTCGGCTCCTTCGTCTTTTGCTTTCGTGTTTTCATAGGTTTCCACCACCTTGCGTGCTATGTTCCATAGTACGCAGGTTTGACCGGTTTGCCGTCGGGGAAGGCTACATTTTTAGGGCCAAACTATTTTGCGTTTTCGGCAAAATAAAAGGTACAAATCGGCAAAACCGTGGTATCCTTAATTATGGTACAAAACATTAACAACTCAAATGAAATGGACAACCGGATTGACCGGGAGGTACTGAAAGGTAAGTTACAACTTTTGGGGCGACGGTATGGTATGACCCAGATTGTACGTGAGTACATTGCCGAGGCGGAACACTCCGACGGTATTGAGTACTGGGATCAGTTTGACACCGTAAACGCCGCCTGGGACGACGTATTGGAGTACAAGGCGAACCAGTAACCCACTGGTGAACCATGGGGGGTCGGAACACCGGCCCCTATTTTTTTGCCTTGGTGCTTGACAACCGAGGCAAAACCGTGGCACCATGAGACATGCCAAACAACCGCACACTACACCAGAGAGTACTAGAGTCACGGCAGAGAAGCCGAGACAAGGCCAATGTGACCCGCGGCCAACTTGAGATGGCAATGAAGCAGCTGGCCCTCGACTTAAACAGCATGGCCGACGCCATCTCCGATCCGGTCCCCGACGACCAGGACCCCATCTACACATTCGGTTTCGAGGGCCGGGCCAGGGCCATCAGTGCTCAGGTCGACGTACACAATAAGGCGGTGCGGACTGCGGCCACCTTGTTCGATCTGATCAACAGTAGGTAGACCATCCCAAGGGGCCGGGCAACCGGTCCCAAACTATTTTGCCTTTTCGGTAAATTAACTATTGACGGCCAGGCAAAACCGCAGTAGTATTAGGTATGGACAGCAACAAAGGCCTAACAAAAACCCAGATCAACAAGATCGCCACCCGCCACTTCGGACTGCCGAACCTCAAAACCCGCAACTCGGATCGGCTGGACCACAGCAACCAGACGGTTTGGAACTTGGAAGCAGCCCTTCAGGCAGCCTTCAAACTCGGCCAGGCCAGCAAGTAGTTACCCGGCAACCAAGGGAGAATGGGAAATGCTTAACACTTTCATCACCGTGATCACACGCACATGGCTGGAGCTTTCCAAGGCCGACCGCGAAGCCATCCAGAAACGCTGGGGTACAATCCTGATGCCTTGGGACCTCAAGATTCTTAACTGGACTTTGGTCGAGGGCGACTGGACTCCGAGCGAGCGGGGTCTGTAGGGTGAACATTCAAAACGTACTACCTCCCGGGTTTGTGTACAGGCGGCGTGTGTCCACCAAGACCGGCAACCACCTCGGGGTCATTCTGGACCCCAATGGCAAGGAGTACTGCCGGGGCGAGCAGGACCTGACCGAGGACCTGGCCGCGAGTTCCTGCTCCGTTGTTTTCCTGAAGGCAAGGCAGAAGGAGCAACTTGCCATGCACAACTCCACACTAGGCGGGCTAGGGGCCTCAGGTGGCATGAGTGCGTCCGGTTTGATGTCTGGGAGGGTTGCCAGGCCGGAGGCCCCTACAGAGCCAGCTATGCCCGCGTCCAGCCAGTTCTACAGCAGTGAGTCTCTCGGGGTGTGGCAACGGAACAAGCCAAACTTGAAACCGGCAGGCCTCCGCACGTTCAAGTGTGAAGTGGAGATCACCGCCCAGTTCCCGCCCGGAGCCACGGCCAGCAGCTTCTGCGATGACTTGTCCACCGCTCTCAAGGCGATCATGAACGGGCGGTCGGCGCAGATCGTTTTGGGAAAGATTGAAGAAAAGTAGCAGGCGGCCTAAAGGTTTGCCGCCTTCCGACCGTAGGAGTAATCATGGACCCAATTACACTAATCGCGCTGGTGGGAAAGATCGGAGGAGGACTCTTCATTCTGGGAGCCATCCTCCGGGCAATGCGGGAAGTTCGTTACTCGGACTGAAGGCTTGCGGCGCTAAACAACCTCAGCGACATGGCCGAGACCGTGTCCACCAAAATCACGTCTAGCACTTCAACCCCGTGCTCGTGCTCAAACTGCAAGGCAAACTCCGTCAAGTAATCCGACAGGTCCATGGCCTGAATGTGGGCCCATGTGTTCCCCCGGACCAGCCTACTGATCTCGGCCTTCAGTGGTAGGAATACCGTTCCCAGGTCCTCGACGGTGAGCAAGAACTTGCCAGGGTCCTGGATGCAGTACAGGACGGCTGCTGACAATATGATGTCTACACCGTCCTTGGTTGTGAGGGACTGTTCCTCCATGCCATAGGTGCCCGGGACAGTCGAGGCCGTGAGGGCCTGATCGATGTATCCCGGGATCATCAGGTGGAAGCCCGGTTCGAGGTCTCCACTGTACTTGCCAAGGCGGAGGCGGACCCCGCCCTCAAACTGATCCACCACTGTCCACGCTTGGAACAGGCGAAGGATGCTGAGGATGAAGTCCACCAACTTGTTTACGACGTCCGGCACGTTATCGAACCGCCGGCAATCTCTGGAGCGCGTACTGCTGCTTGCCAATGTAGAATCCCTTGTCGAAGAACGGGAAGTACCGTGGCACGAACTCGATGATCTCACCGGTCGGCGCCTGTGTGAACTCGATGATGGCACCACCGACGTGCGCCTCAAGCCCCTTCTTGCGCATCCAGATGGTCTGGTCGCAACAGGTGCCAGCATCCAGGACCCACACGTTGCGCGGGTAGCACACATTCATCTTGTGATAGTGGCCTTGAATCAGGATGGACGGCTTCTCGCCACCTTGCAATGCCTCGACGTTTTTCTGGGCCTTGTAGGAAATGGCGTACGCGGTCCCGCCTCCGGGATGCATCACCTTCATGACCCTCGAACCGTCCTCCGCCTTCAACTCGATGTCGGCCTCGACGTACCCAATGTAGATCATGTCCTCGCGACCCTGAGCACGCGCCCTGAGTTCGCCATACTTGCCGATCTCCACGCCTTCGCGTTGCTGGTACCAGCCCTCATGGTCATCGCCGGCGACGAAGTATGTGGTGATGCCTTTTTTCTGCGGGGTCTTCTCAATCCAGTAGTCTAGCTGGTTGTCCATACCACCGACGAACAGCTCGGTCTTGTTGAACCGGCATTCGCCATCGATCCAGTTGCCGGCCACGTACACTTCGGTGATGCCGTTGTCCTCATAGATATCATACAGCGTGTTGAGAACGTCGAGCCGCTGGTTCTTGTTACACATGTGCCAGTCAGAGCAAATGCCCACCTTGCGCCTGCGGCCTTGGTAGTCGGTGAGGTTGTGCACGATCGGCGTCACGGCCCCTCGTGCCGGTTCGGATGCCAAGGTGGCCTTCCTGCCCCGCACAATCTTGGCGTTGAACCCGTGGGAAGCCAGAGCCTTGATGGCGTCGGCTACTGAGGCTTCGGACCGGTCAACTGCGGTGCTGATATCATTGACGTCCACAGCCTTGTCCTTGCGCCGGGTGAGGAACTCTTTGACCTGCTGTTCCAGATCGGTCAGCGGGTTCTTCTTTTTGGGTTTCTCCGGCATCTTGGACGGGTCCCGGAGTGCTGCCAAAATCTTGTCGGCGCTGTACCGGGTGACGTCGCAGTGGTCCCTGACCCATGGGGCGCCGACGGTGTTTTTCTTACCAGGAGTCCATGTCTTGCCTTCACCGCGGATCTTTCCCTTGGCAAGCTGGACTAACTCGTATGTGAAGTTGATCATCTGTTATCCTTTCGTCCATGTTCTGAGTTGCCCCATCATGCCGGCTGGCACCATGGTGTTTTCTCCCGGGAAGCCTAATGAAGGTGAGTACGCGGCCAGGCAACCAGACCTTGTTAGTCTGCCTACCCAGCGGCCAATACTGTCCCGGTAGTTGCGGTCCACTATAACCATTCCGATTCTGCCGGGTACTGTGACTTTCATTGGGTGACCCTGGCAAAGGAAGCACACTTCGGTGAGAGCCCACATCTGGACATTTTGGGTGTATGGGTCCTTAGGATTGCAAAGGTGTCGCATGTAGGGTTGTGTGAGCTCATCTACAGATACAATACGCAATGGTACGCCTACAAGGTTCGCCACGCGCCCGAGGAACACCGCGGTCAACCCTTGCCCGGTACCGAGTTCAACCAGGGTCTCACGCCCTGTCCATGGGAAGTTTAGCATCCCCGTCGCCAGTAGTTTTAGCTGGTGCGCCGTGGCGTCCGGGTGAGTGTGCACCTGTGCTAGCTCTTCAATCCTTGCTGGTATGGCGTTGTCGTCAAACATAGTCAGTAGTGTCGGCTGCGACACTGGTCTCCTTTCGGTGCTGTAAGGCCATCAGTGCGACTCAGTGGTCCCGGAGGTCCCGGAGGAGCCAGAAGTCGCACCAGCCCTAGTTTCTGCGCAGGCAAACCGTTATACAGGCTGCCCCGGCAGGTTGTCTAGCTCGGGATGAAAGATCTGTCTTGTGCTGAAGTTGGATATGTTCTTTGGTTTACCGCGAAGTTGGACCGCGGATTTGTACAGGCGGAACTCGCACACTTCCTCAGGCGTGGTGTGTGAAGCGTCGGTACTGAATGGGAGAAGCCCTCCTGCCTCGAACGACCCGGCAACCAGTTCTGAGCAAAACACCTGGCGGAAGTCGTCCTGCCCCACCAGCCACTTGCCAATTAAGGGAATCCTACTGAGCGGGACGCCGAGCAGGACCTGCTTGAAGTCGTACGCCTTGCCGACTTGGGCTTCGGTCCACTGTTCCCAGGCCTCCCAGTTCATTTGCATGTCGGCCTGATCACATAGTGGCAACCACCAGACCCGGCCAGGGTAATCGAGAACGGCCTTCTCAAGGGACCGGACCTTTACTCCGGCACGCCCCGCCCCTAAGCTGGTGGACTCAATGATGTATGGATTGTCCTCTGCCGCACCGGCGTAGACCATCCCCACATGTGAGACCTCAGACGTGGTGAACAACTGGATGCCGCGGCTTGTTATACAGCGACCACCAAATGCAATCACGTCCCCCCGGCCCATGCCGTAGAACGCCTGCCGCATGTTTGTACTCATTTTTGCCATGGCTTCTCCTTCACTACTTTTTGATAAGCCCGAACAGGGCCATGATGAGATTTAACGCGGCAGCCGCAATGGCCCCGAACATTACAGCCGAGGCCTTCAGAGCCGCCAGCCGTTCAGCATTGTGGTTAACCTTCGTCCAGAGCGGGGCAAGGTCTTGATTACAGCTTTTGGGTTCGTGTGCTTGTTTGGCGACAGTTTTCAGGTCCAATTCGACGACGCGAAGGTCCCTTTCGAGTTCGGTGGATGACGCCACCTTAACTGACAAGGCTGCCAGGTCTACCCGCATCCCCTCGACCGCCTTGGCAAGGCGGGATAGCTCCCGCTCGACGTACTCCTTGAACCAGTCCCGTTCTTGTTTTCCGTCCATTGCGGGTCTCCCTTAGCTATTTCATCCAGTAAGGGTTGATTATCGCTTGCCCGCCCTAGATGACTTGCGTGTGGTTTGGTGCGTATCCGAGACTTGCCGCACCAAGTACTTCTACACTAAACTCCGATACATACAGGTCAATCCCACCTGTGTTCTGAAACCCGAATCGCCAGTCGTAGAACTCCTCTGCCGACCATGGGGCGCTGGTGTTTGGGTTCTGGGACCAGACGTTCCAGAAGTGCCGCCCCTCGGCGCTGGCAATGTCGTTGTAGGCGGGTACCGTCCACGGTGCGCTGAAGTAGTACGTCGTGGATGGTACATGGTAGGCGATGAGCTTGATCGCACCAGTGGTTAACGGGTTGACGGAGTCGTTCGACTTGCACGACACCCGTGGCGAGACGGCAAGAATGTCCTTAACATAGGGGCACCATTCAATGCTGTACAGTTCTATGCCTGAGTCTCCAGTCAACCACGACGTCCCGATCTGCCGGAGCGCATCAGCGTTGCTGTCTGGTGGAAGGCCACTGGACTGCAGTTCCCACTCGTTCGGGCCGAAGTCCGCGAGTGGGTAGTTGGCAGTAACCTTGTGATCAGCTAGTCTGCCATGGCCGCTGCCGATCTGGATGGCAACTTCGCGAAACTCATAACCCTTGAACCCGAACCGCTGCCAACCAAAGCCGCACATGGCACCACCACCACAGGCAGCACTCACGACGTTCACGCCGTCCTGGTATACCGTGAGCGTGCCACCACTGACGACGAATTCCATGTGGTACCATTCATCCTCGACCAGAATGCCATTGGCAGACCCGGCCAGGAAGGTGCCCTGGAAACTTCCCTCGTTGTCATCATCCGATGACCAGATTTGAAGGTTGTTTTTCTCCTCACCAAGTCTGTCGCCCCAGCTTGCTACCTTGATATCCGGCTGGAAGGTATTGTCACCGGGTTCCTCAGATCCGATTAGGAAGCAGTCGGAGTCTCCAACGAAGCCATCCGAAGTGACGTTCGTAAACCATTTCATGTAACAGGACACCCGAAACTCAGACTGAGAGATACCAATTGGGTTGCCTGCCGGGCCTTCTCTGAATGGTCTTAGAACCGAGTTGTTGCCGAACCCTGTGTTCATGTGCGCCCGTGTGTTGAACCCGCGAGGATAGGTACACTCGTTCGTGTGTGGGCTGCTGGACTGTTCCAGTGTAACGCCAATGGCGCCCCCGTCGGTGTAGTGATAGAGGTTCACCCTGCGCCCCGACATAGTGCCGGCGTCAAGCATATCATACGTCATCCGAAGAACCCTACCAGTTGAATCGAAATGTCCGAACCCGGCGAAGTGGAACCCACGGTGAGCACGTCTACTGTCAAGGTTGCACCGGCCGGAATCGTTAGTGCCGGTACACTTAATGCAGCCGTGGTGAACTCGCCAGACCCTGCCGGGATTTCCAGTTCGCCACCAGACAGGATGGTCGCACCGTCCGCCTTGAGATTGAACGTGGCAGAGGACCCGGTCGGTGGGTTCTTCGGCATAACGATGATTTGTGAGCACGTGAAGTTCTGGAACGTTTGCGCGTGCGGTACCACATCGGTCCCGACCTGAATACCTTGGTTCACGAACCCTTGCTGTGATGGGGCGAGCTCAAACAAGAACGAGTTGCCGGTCACCTTCGGCGCCTTGTTGATCCGACGGATCAGCCGGGCAATTGCTGCCTGAGCATCCCGCTGCTGGATCTTGTTGGACGCCTTGACCCTGTAAAGCAACTTGGTCTTCTGCTCCTCTTGGAATGACACCTGCTCAATGATCAAGTCCTCTTCGTCAACGCCCTGTCCGGGCAAGTCCACACGCAGGGTTTGCCCCGGCCATAGGCCGTCCCTGTGCGTTTCGATCTCAACTTCCAGCCCCATCTCCCCGAACTGGGACAGAAGTTCCGTAGCAATGGTCTCTAGTAGTGCCGGGTCGTCAATGGTGCCAGCGTCATAAACGTTCTCGTAGATACCCGAGCCCGGTTCGATCTCGGCCCGCACGGTGATCTCGCCTATCACTGCCGGGTCGGTTACATCAGTCGAGATTACAGGCGGTGCCGTGCCACCAGCTTCGGAACTGAATGTGATAGTAACAGAGTCGCCTGCCTGTGGTGCTTCGTCCCAGCGCCCGGCAATATCCCAAATGTAGGAAATCTCCCGCGGCCAAATGGCCTTGAAGTCCCAGCCGCCAGGGGCGTTGCCCCACGTGCCATCGATGTTGACCGGCCATACGGTTGCGGGCGAGCCGTTGATTGAGAATGAAATGATATTGTTTACCAGCCCGTCGTACCTGTGGTCCTCAAGTAGTTTGCCATCGAAGTACCGCAGGCCATCGTTCAGGCCCACATCATAGGTCTCTGTCACCACGCCACCTGCTGTGGACCAGTAGTAACCAGAACCACTACCAGCACCGTCGGGATCACCCAGCGTCGGGATGTTTGCCTTGACATGCTGAACGTTTCTGTATAGGCCGCGATCCCGGGTGACACGCGCGTCACGATGGATTTCTGCATACTGCCCGGTCGTGTCGTCCCGGATCTGGAACGGGGCCGCAATCGTTTCGGCCGGTCGGTTATACATGTAGAAGTTGCGCCACCTGTCCGTTGCCCAGTCCCAGCCGGTGATTTCCTTTAGCTGGTCAAACACTTGGTTCAAGTAGATGTAGTTGAACTCGATGGTGTCAATGGTCGTGCCAGGGTCTCCACGGTTAACCCACGTGATGCCCTCATCTACAAGGATGGTGTCGTTAATGAATTGCAGGATGCTGGTGAGCGTCCCATACTCATCCTTGTTAAACTTTTTCTTCAGCACGCGCCGCCCGGCGAAGTGTCCATAGTCCACGCCCGAGACTTGGTGGAACGTGGTCGTGCTTCCGGGATTCCGTGTGATCTGTACGTTCTGTACTGAGCCACCGAAGGCCCGGTCCCATGAGTCGGTTGCGGCCACATACCGCATGATGACAATTTCCTGCCCCACTTCGGGCTCCCACGCGCCGGTCTCGTCAACTGTCATGAATGAGCAAGTGCCGTTGAAGTTTAGCTGGAAGTCGCCGGAGACAGAGGACTCCCGAAGGTAGTCGTTAATCGGGTCTCCATCCACGTAGACAAGGTAGTTCGAGTTCTCAAGGAACTCATCGTCAACACGCAGTACAGTGCCAGGCCCAAACACTTCACCGGAGGCAATACCTAGCAGGCCAATGGGACCGCCTTGAAGCGTGCCGTTCGGGCTGAAGAACTCAAGACTCGCAATACCACTCACGCCCGTGATCAGTGTACCCACGGCAGCGACCGCACCATCCCCCATCGTCTCAGCACTGGCAATACCAGCCACGCCTACAATCGGGCCAGCCACGATGCCAAGCGGGAAGGCTTCTGCCGAGGGGATACCCGTTACGCCTTCAATGGGACCGCCCTCGAAGGACAGATCCCCAGCGCCGAAGGCTTCTAGACTGGCAATGGAGAACCCTACGCCGATGATCGTGTTGTTGCTAATGGACCCTGCGGACTCGAAGGCCTCAGCAGAGACAATGCCGGCCACGCCTGTGATCGGGCCGGTCAAGGAACCAAGGGGGAAGTCCTCACCGCTGGCGATGCCGGCCAGGGCAGACCCGTCGATTAGTAGATCAAGGGTAATGGTGCCAATGTCGAAGGCCTCCTCGGAGGCGATACCGGTCACACCTTCAATGAGGTACTCATAGACATAACCAGCGGTCCCCAAGGCTTCACCGGAGGCAATACCATTCTGGGCCGAAGCGTCGATGTCTTGTTCGGGCGGAGTGCTCGGAGTAAGGGGCTGGAAGACCTCGACGCCGACGGCCGTGACTCGGGCTCCCGGTGTTCCACCGGGTACGAAGGCCTCGACGCCGACAGTGGTAACCCGCGCCCCCGGGACGCCACCTGTTACGAAGACTTCTACACCAACAGTTGTAACTCTTCCAGCCATTTAGCCTCCAATTATGGAATTGCGTATCCCCACTGAAATGCGTTCAGTGCGGCGAGGTCCCAGTCGGAAGCCGTTGCCGGGTCCTCGGTCCAAATCTCAAGCGGGAAGTCTGAGTCAGCCCGGACTGTGAAGCTGTCCTTGAGCGGCACGGCCGTCCCTTCATAGCTCACTGCGGATTTCCTGCCCATAGCCGCGAGGCTGATAGCTGAGGCATCGGTCTTCCGGGCAAGCGCGGTCACAGCAACAGCCGCAATGTCTAACCCGCCATCGATCACACCGGTCCATGTCGGGAAGTTAAAGCAATCCTTATGCCCGGAAGTCGAAGACTCATTGAAAGTGCTGTCCTCGTCTGGCGGGTTTTCGTCCACCTGAGATACGTTAGTACTGGCATTTGGTGCGAAGTCAGTGAGGTCCCCATCGCTGGCGGGGTTGCCGAAGTACACTCGGGACGGCCCCTTGAACGTGTTGTCCTTGGCCCCAGTCAAGTCCATGGCAATAAAGTTGTCCAGACGGAAGCTACCCGAGAACAGGGCGCGCCGGCCATTCACATACTGAATCGTCTTGCCACCGATGTACTCGGTGTCCACGCCGGTGACGTCCAGGATTTTTACCTGCGAACCACTGGCATCAGTCCAAACCTCGATCTCACCTAGCGTCGCGTGGACCTTGACACGAATGCCAATATGGAACCAAGTGCTTTGAGGGAGAGGATACCCTGTGGAGGCGCTGCCACGAATAGTGCCACCCCAATCACGCCATTGGATGTTCACATTGGCGCCCGAACTGCTCGACTGGCAAATGGCGCCGATGCCATTGCCGTCCTCATCCATAAACTGAATCATGGCCCCGGCCGGTGTGCCAGCCCCGGTCTCGATGGTGTCGAAACGCATATCGAATTCAACGATCACCTCGTCGTAGGCAGACCCGAGATCAATGTTCCCGGGCGTCGCAGTGCTGATGGACAAGCACCTCCCATAGTTGTACCTCGTCAGCGTCGTAGCCACGGTGCTGAGACCTGAGTTCGAGGTCAGGAACGGGAACTGGTCAGCGTCGTCCGTCAGGTCGAAACCTGTGAATAGAATGACCGCCATAACACCCTCCCTTAGAGCTTGAAGATCTTGTTGCTACCGTTCGGCCAGGACACGGTAATGTTGCCACCGTTCGGCGTGGTCGGCAGGCCAGTGTAATCGTCAATGTATGCGATCAGCTGGCTGGTGCCTTCGGCGCCAGTGTGCAAGTAAAGCACGAGGGCCTCGAACTGGTCACCACTCACGGAGTTGATCGTGAGGTCATCAGCATCAGCAATGCCATCCACCGATGTCTTGTTTGCCAGGGAAGCGGCACTTACCGCCACGCGAGCGCCGGCCGGGATGTCATCAAGGAAGTCGTCGGCATTCTGGTCAACGGTGTAGTCCGCCGAATCCACAAAAATGCATCGGATGTCATCAGTGTCCCATGCAAGGTCACCTTCAAGAAAGGCGTTCCGCCCTTTGTCGTACAGAAATGAACTCATGTTGTCCTCCAGTGTTAGTTATCGTTAGATGTCCACACCGGCGCTGCGCCAGGTGCCGACCATTTCATCCGCTACTTTCTTTGCGTCCGCATTGTTCACGTCCACGAAAAGATTGACCACTTGCGGCGGCTTGGTGTAGAACTGAGGAGCCGCATTCATTCCCCAGATTCCAGTATTCGTAATGCCCGCCTGTTGTCCACCACCGCCGCCCGGAGGCGCTGGCACGAAGGGTGACCGAGCAACATCCTGCAAACCACCTGCGTACACAGACGTGATTTTGCCGACAGTTGCCACGGCCCCGGACGCCAGCTTGGAGACCCCGGCTTGGACAGCCTTGGTCACGCTACCGAACGAGTCGTTAATGGCCACCCCGGCTGCTGTACCGGCCTGGCGCAATCTATTCGACCCGGAGGTCACCGCGGTCGCAGCAGTGCCAAGGTCGCGGCCATACTGGTTTGCTGAGGTAACCTCGTCGTTACGCAGGTCCTCGCGGTTGTCTAGGTTCCGTGCTTCCAGCTTCAGCAGCTTGTCCTCAATCTCGAGAATTCGCAGTTGCTCCTTCTGGGTCTTACGCTCCTTCTTCTGAAGGGTGACCAGTTCCTTTTGTAGGCTTTCGTACTCATCCACGTTCTTCTTGTCCAGCGGCTCGAACTGGCTGAACTGCTGGCCCACACTCACCAGTGACCGTTCCATGAACGCCAAGGCATTTGACAGCGGTACATCCAAGTTCTCTAGGAACCTGAGATAGTACAACTGCTTTGCCTGAATGGCGGCGTCAGGCAGGTGCGTGGTCGGTGTAATGTTGCCGCCGCCCATGAGCGCATTGAGACTCCGGGTCTGGGTGCTCACCGCGTTTGCCACGGTAATCATCCCGGAGGCGACCTCATCCATCACGCTGCCCCAATTGTCCACATTGCTTCCCAGCTCCTGCAGGATCTCGGCCCCGCGTTCCTGTACAGACTTGAGTTCATCAAACCCGTAATCGATATGGTCCGTCTGGGTGTCGATGCTCCGCTGGGTCTGGTACGTGGCTTCGGCGACAGTGTTTGTGGCCGCGACAACTTCCTTGGTCACGTCGGTCATTTCGGACGTGGCGACTTCGGCGGTTACCTTGGCTTCCTCCTTCGCTTCCCGAACCGTCTTCTCCAGTTCGGAGTCCTGTACAAAGATGCCGTTGTTAAGGGTCTCGGCAATTTCCCGAAGGGTCGTTTTGATGGTGTCGGCGCTGGCGTTCAGGTACCCAATACCTTCGCGGGTCTTGGCCGTGTTGTTCCTGATGGAGAACTCCTGCTCCCCGGTCCAGATCTTAATGAACCGCGTGTTCTCCTCGATGGCGTTCATGGTCTTTTCCATCTTGGCGTTCTGGAAATTTCCGATGATGCTGGAAACCATGGTGCCCAGCGTACCCAACATACCGAGAGGACCCATTGCCAGCGCGCCCATGGCTCCGCCACCACCACCAGCGGCCCCGGCTGCGCCCCCGCCGACGAGCTTGTCAATGCCTTTCATCAGGCCGTCGAACGCCTTGCTAAGGCCCGCTACAGCGCCTTGTGCATTCAGCAAGGAATTCATCAGGGTCTTGGCAATGGTTTCAATTGCGAACCGGAGGACGGCTTTGCCCGCCTGCTCAAACACGTTCACGACAACTTCCCCGAAGTTCTTGCCCTCAAGGATGGCGTCGGCAATACCCTTCGACAGGTCAGTGACGATGGTTGACACCTGCTTCATAACGAAGCCGGCTTCACCCGCCTTCTTTGATACCTTGTCCCAGCCAACACCCGTTTCCTTTAGAGCATCCCCGGCTGCGTCTAACTCCTTCTCCAGCCCCTTGGTATCGTGCCCGAGTTGCCGTGTCAGGTCAATCTGTTTCTCCAAGGACTTGATGACCACACGCCAGTAGTCACCGGCGCTATCGGTGCCATCTTCCCAAGTCTTCAGTATGGCTTCCCGGTTGTCCTCATGAGCCGCAATCATTTTCTCGATCTCATGGACACTGGTGACGCCGTAAGCCTTCATTGCCTTGTCGGCCGCGACCATGCCTTCAGTGACGGCCGTGAGCGACTCCTGAGCTAGGGTGTCGAGGAGACCGCCCGCCACTTCCAATTCGGTAGAGAGCTCCTTGATGCTCTTGACAACTCCAGACTGCACGGCCACCTGTAGCGCCTTGAACTCATCGTCCAAACTGTGCTGCGTGATCTGGGCCATGACTCCGTCCAGCCGCACCAGCTCCCGGCGCAGAGCGTCGATTGCTGGGCCGGCCGTGACGCCAAGCTTGTCGTATACCTTTAGCTGCTCCTCGACGGCCTGGCGGTGCCCCTCAGCCATGTCGGATGCACTTTGCCAGAAGGGTAGGAGCTTGCGCTCTGCCTTCTTGACAGCTTCAATCAATTCATCAAAGGTCTTCGGGATTTCGTCAAGCACCCGTTCGGTTTCGGTGCCGGCCTCAAACATGGCACGTGCGAACTCGGTTGCCTCTTCGGTTGCCTCATGGATGGCGAATGGGAGTAGCTTGACTTGCTTTACAACGTCCTGCGCGAGAGGACCCATGTGTACCAGCGGTCCAATGAAGTCGTGGGCCCCCTCGGCCGCCAGGTCCAGTTCAAGTTTCCAGCGGGCGAAGGCGTCCGCGGTTTCCTCAAGCCCCAGCTTGCGGGCCAGATTACCTGCCATCGCAACGATCTTGCCGAACCCTCCTTCGAAAAACTTGGTAATCTTGGCCCACGCGCTTTTGAAGAAGTTGACAATGCCGCCCCAGATTTTCTTGATGCGGTCGAAGAACTCCTGGCCGAAGATCCGAACGACCCACTTCACGATCCAGTTGCCGATAGCAGTGAATACCTGCGCTACGTTCTTACCGAAGTCGGCAATGACACCGACCACTTTTAGGAACATTCTGGCTAGGTCCCGGCCGAAGGACTCAATCACGTCCTTCACGTTGTGCCAGTGTTTGATGACCACGAACAAGGCCGCCCCGAGCGCCACAATCGCGGCAATAACAATGGCCAGCGTTCCACCCGACAAGGCTGTCAGAGTGGAGATAACGGCCACCACGCCAGCTTTAATGGACGCCCACATGGCAGCGAACCCAATACCCTTGATCGTCATGGCCAGCTTTGCCAGCACGCCACCAAACTTCGTGAACCCTCCGCCCACCTTGGCAAGCGCTGGTACTAGCAATTTGAATGATGCGACCTGCTGAAGGAGTATTCCGGTCACCATGAGGACCGGTCCCAGTGCTGTGACGAAGGCTGCAAAGGCGAGTGCAGTCGCTTGGATAGGCGCCGGCAACTCCTTGAACTTGGTAGCCAGTTCGGAGAACTTGTTTGCCAGTTTAGTAGTCAGCTTGACCAACCGCTCCATATGCGGGGCGAGGATCTGACCCAAGGAAATACCGGCATCCTGTAACGCCGACCTCATCTTGGTCATGCTGCCCTTGAGACCCTTCATCATGGTCTCGGCCATACGCCCAACAGACCCCGCGGCTTTATCAGCCTTCTCTTCAAGGTTGCGCATTGCATCTGCGCCTTGATCAATGATTGAAATCATTGCTGGCCCACCACGCAGACCAATCAACTCCATCATATCAGCTGAGTGCTCGGCGCTGCTGCCTACCTTTTCAAACCCCGCGGCGAACTGTTCAGTGATGGCCGCCATTGGCAGCATGTTACCAGCGGCGTCGAGCACGTTGATACCGTACTTCTTCATGATATTGGCACCCTCTTTTGAGGGACCAAGTAGGCTCGTGATGATCTTGCGGAGACTGGTACCTGCCATGGAACCTTGGATGCCGGCGTTACCAAGTAGACCGATCGCGGCTGCCATCTCATTGAAGCGTAGGCCAACACCTGCAGCAACGGGGCCGACAAACTTGAACGCTGTACCAAGCTGGGTCAGGTCCGTATTTGCCGAGGACATGATGGTAGCAAGGGTATCAGTGGCGGCGGCCAAGTCCTCGACTTCCAAACCGTAGCCTTTGAGAATGTTGGTAATGACGTCGGCTGATTCAGCCAGCCCAATGTTTGCTGCGGCTGCTAAGTTCAAGGTATCCGTCATGGACCCCATGATGTCGGTAGTTTCCATGCCGGCCATGGCAAGGAAACCCATCGCGTCAGCGGCTTCCCCTGCGGTGAACTTGGTGGTCTTGCCAAGGTCCCGAGCTTGTTTTTCAAGGGCTTCAAACTCAGCACCAGTTGCCCCAGACACTGCGGCAACCTTGTTCATCCCAGCTTCGAAGTCACCAGCAAGCTTTAGGCCGGCAGCGGCCGCGGCTACCATAGGTACAGTGATAGCAAGCGACATGGCCATACCGGCCCGTTGCATGTCGGCCCCTACTGTTGCTAGTGACTTCTGCGCCTTCTGGAGGCCACGCGAGAATCCGCTAATATCAGCCCCAATTCGGACGAACAGATCAGCAAGTTTCATCCCCATTGTGCTTCTCCCTCTTAGGTATTACACGGCCACCAAGTCTGGCATTCATTTGCTTAACCAAGTCCAACATCCCCTGCCAGTGGGGCTTGTCGGTTGCCTTGGGCTTCGGTTTCAAACTGGGGAAAAAGTCCCAGGGTTCAATCGGCTTCTTCTGCTTCTTACCGTCTCGAACCGAGTTTGCTACTGCTGCCGCAATTTGACCGGCTCGTGCATCCTTATTCTTCTCCGACTGTTGCCACACGTCGAACCGGTCGTAGAACGTGCGGGGTACAGAGTCCCAGAACTCGGCATCCGAATTGTAGCCAAGGTGGATGCGAGCAATGGACCACAGACTTAACCAGCGGCCGCGACTGCCTTCAATTCCGCTGCTTTGCTGGTCGGTTCCTTCTCCTCCTTCGGGGCTAAAGGGCCCTGCTCACTCCTTGCCATGCTTACCTCGAAGGCCTTGCCGATGGCGTTTGCCACGTCCTCCATGTTTTGCGGCCCGAGCATTCGGCCCACGTCGTCAATCGTCAGGGAGGGGTCTTCGTGTTTGAGTGCAGCCCACAGGATAATGCGAAGGTCCCTGACACCGAGCTCTAGCCAGGTTGCCCGGTCCATAATGCTCTTGCCGGTTTCCTGTTCAATCTCAACCAAGGTGTTGAAGGTAATGCGAAGGTTGCGGGGTCGATCCAACTGGATCGAAACAACGGGATTCACGATCTCGTTCATACTGTCTTACCTCTCGTTTTTTCAGGGTCAAACAAAACGCCCTACACGCCGGGCGGGGAAGGTACCCATTGACCCTCCCCACTGGACAGACCGCGTAGGACGTCGGTTACACTGGCCAGCTTTAGGCTAGCGTCGGAGGCCCAGACACCTTGATGGTGACGGATGCCTGTAGCACGTCGGCCGGATCAGAGCTCGGCTCGAACGCAGTGATGATCCCAGGGAAAATCCATTCGGTTGTGCCGGTGTCCGGGAACACGATTTTGTAGTTCAGTTCGCTCCGGTCGGTCATGGTCTTGACAAGGCCGCCAGCGGTCGCAGCCGTGTGCGTGGCATTGGTCGGGACGAAGTTGATGTCCAGACTCACCTCGCCGCCATCAAGCAGGCCACTGATGAACTTGCGCCAGGGCGTCGCGGTGTTATGCACGGTGACGTCCAAGGCATCGGCCGAGATGCTGGGGCCGGACACATTGCGAAGTTCGGCGATGGTCGTGTAGACTTCGGGAGACTCACCGTCACCGACTTTGAGATAGGTTTGAAACGCGCTAATTGCTAAGGTACTCATGCTGTTGAACTCCTCTCAGTCTGTTCGGTGACCCGGCCACCTTTTTTCTGCTGCTTCCATCTGTTGTTAATTATCGGCACGTCGACACCCGCCCACTTGCGCCGCTGGAATTCGGTGCGGTCCTCAAACGCTTGTTTATGGTTGAACCCTTGGCTCTCTAGAATGCGGACTGAGGAACTGCGGGCGCGGTGAAGGTACGTTGCGCCTTCCATGTGGTTTGTACGCCAGCCAGCGCACTCAAGCTGGTAGCGCATGTCGTTGTCCTCCAGTCCCCAGCCAGGGCCACCAAAGGGACCGCCTGTCTCGAAGCGTATACCGTCGGCGAAGGGCTGCATGCGGAACAAGCCATACTGTGTCCACGCGACGTCCTGCTTGCTATCCTTGAAGATTGGGAACTCCTCCAGACTTAGCAGGCGCTTGGTAGTGAGTCGCCGTTGCTTGGCATGTCCACCGGACCACATGCCGATGCACCCGACTTCTGGGTGCTGCTCTAAGTGGTCTACCATTCCGCCTACTGAGTGAGGGATGACTTCGAGGTCACAGTCGGTGAACAGGATGTGATCCATGCCAAGCCCCACCGCCAAGTCAAGCATCTGGTTTCGGGCGATCGAGTTACCCTTGTTCTCGGTGTTGAAAATGATGTGGACCGGGCAGGTCTTCCGCCAGCGGTCAAGGTGAAGGGCAATAAGTTTCTGGGTGCCGTCGGTTGAACCATTGTCCACGATGATGACCTCAGGGATAACCCGCCTGAACTTCTGGAGTCTTGCCGCCTCAAGGACCAGAGCTTCGATCCCGTCAATGGTGACTTGCCCCATCTCCCACGACAGGCTTGCCAGGGCCACGCGGCGCCTGCCCTTGCAGTAGAACTCGGCAGCAATGTTATCCCCCATACGTTCCCAGTCGTCAGTCCTAGTCTTGCGGGAGGTGTTACGGCTGTGGATACCCACGACGGTTAGCTCAGGTGTACAGGTGGCACGCCGGTGCATGCCAATACGCCTAATGAACATTTGGTCTTCGGCCCGTGACCGATCCGGGAATGGGTAGTTGCGCCAGGCGTCACGATGGAACAGCATTGTGCCACCGACCAGGATGGTGCGGTCCCCGTGTTTGAAGTGGTAGCTGCGGTCCTCATCCACGTCGTAGTACCAAGGCTCTGAACAAGCAACGACATGTGTCGCTCCCTTGAACAGCTTTAGTTTCTCGGACAGGGCGTATGGTGCCTGGCGGTCGTCGTCATCCCAGATAGCGAAGTGAATTGCCTTGCTGGCACGTACAGCCATGTTGCGCCGTTCGCCGATGGTCGTGTCCGGGTCACACTTAATGAGCCGGACAGCATTGGTGTCGTCTGGCAAGTAACTGCGGAAACCGTCAACGCTTTCCGTGACGACCACCAGCTCCTTGTGTGGCCAGTCCTGCGCCATGAAGTCGGCCACAGCCTCCGGCCAGAACTCCTTGCGCTTCTCCGACGTCACCAGTATGCACGCGACCAGCGGGTGCCGCTTCTTCCAGTCGGCCGGGCTGTGCATGTAGGAAATGTGCTGTTTCATGGACAGCAGGTCCGGTATGTCAAAAGGACACGCCGAACAGAAGTACCACGGTATATTGCGAACTACCTTGGTTATGAATTGGGGAGGTCTCATTGGCCTGGGACCTCGAAGATTTGCTGCCCGCTGGGATCATACAACTCCGCCTCGATGGGACGGGTCTGGGCCAGCTGTGCTGCCACTGGGAGAAGGTGCTGTGCGTACACATGCTGCTTCATGAGTGTAACCCCATCAAGGGTATCAAAGGCGCAGTGGCGGCAGTGCCACTGCTTCCGGCCGTGCCAGCCCTTCGGGTTGTATGTGAAGTCCCGGCCCTTTTGGATAGGGGCGCCCTCGGCCCTGGCAATGAACTGCTGGACCTCTACACTATCGGTCCTGTTTTGAGTCTGAAGACCAGGACGTTGTGCCTGATCCGCTCCGGGTCCATGATCGTTTGTGCGCTCTCGAATTGACATACTATGATTCTCCAATCTGTCCCGCTGATCGGCTGGTGCTCCAAAAGCTGGATAACCCTGTTGCCGATCAACTTGGCTTCTTTGAAGCCGCGGTAGTCGGAGTAGACATGGATGGTGACTGTAACCTCGCGGCCGAGCCGCGTGTGCAGGTTGTCAGCTACCTCGTTCCATTCCCCAAGCCGAACGTATGGAGTTCGTACTTCATCCTCAGGGGGAACTTCCCCGTCGTACACGCCATTCGTAAGCAAACCAAGTGCCACGTCCCCTTCAAGGATGCTGAAAATGCCTACTTGCAAATCCCATAATGAAGAACCACTCATGACGTTGACCTCCGTGCCGCTGCTTTCATTGCCCTGCGTATTTTGCGGTTGAACGGGTTTCGCTCCCGGTCCCACGCAGGGTATAGGAAGGGCTGGGCCAACATGCCCGCCCGGCTACCATGCACGTACCCCGATGGAAGTGGTGGGTGCTGGCTGCTGCTGCCACGCCTGCCCGTACCAAATTCCACGAATTGTGCATAGTCCACATTCGTTCCAACTTCCCCGGTCATCCCGTTGTTCAAGAACTCAAGTTTGATTGAGGACCGCAGGCGACCGCCGAGGATTTTGCCCTTCTTACGGACAGGGCATAGCTCTTTTGCCTGGCGCTGAATATTGAGGGCCGACTCGTTGACGGCATCGCGTACTTCGGCCTTCGCGTGGAAGTCCAGTAGGCGGATCTTCTGGCGGAGTACCTCCTTGCCGACGAGTGTCACCTTCACTTTGCTTTTGGCCATTTATCCTCAGTCTTCTTTATCGAGCTCTTCCTGGCAGAACAGTACGATCTTCCGGTTCTCCTCGTCTATGTCACGCACGCCCTCGATGGCAAAGTACCGGATGCCTTCGGAGGTTTCGAACTTGACACGCCACGAAGCCTTGAAACCAGTTTGGTACCGCAGCTCAATCACGTGAGTGGTGTTCGCCTTAAGCTGGCCATGTATGAATTCGGAGACGGCAGCCTTCGGCATAATGCGGCACCACGCCGTCGACTCATCTGCCTCGACTCTGGAGTTGCCGCCTCCGCCATCAGGCGTAAGGGTCATGGACTGGAAGGTGACGAATTGGGTGTACTGTCCCAGATCTGAGTTCCTGCTTTTACGTCGCCTCATCCTTTCAGGCTCCAATCGATGTAGCCTTGCAGCATGCCTTGGATGCCGGCAGGGATTGGTCCCAGCTTCTCTACCGTGGCTTGGTACTTCTGCTCTGCGCCTTCGCCCAGAGGGTCGCCTAGGTAGTGCGTAGCAAGCTCAAGGCAGGCTTCCTTCAGATCTTCCGACACGGAGGCCACCGCCTCATCTATCGTTGACTGGTCGGCTCCTACAGCCAAAGCAACGTAGCCTGTGGTGTAGGTGATCTCGAAACTCTGGAACCCACGGTGTACCGGCCAGGTGTCACGGGGCACAAGCCACTTGCCGGCAAGGAAGTAATTGTCGGCATCCAAGGTGTCCCAGTCAACACCAAGGGTGAAGCTGTTGATCGTCTTGACAGTGGTAATCCCAAGCGCGGGTACCGGGCCTTGCCGCAGCCTGATCTTTGCCCCGACGTTGTCATGGGTCTGGGTCCACGTTTGCTGAATGATGGTCTTGTTAATGAACTTCTCGATTTGCCGCCTTGCCGCTGGTAGCAACCTGGCAATCTGGGCATCGAGGGCACTGGACGTTTGCGTGATCTTGGCATGGGTCTTGAACTCAGTGGCGGTGATTGGTTCAGCCACGGAATCGACTGTGCGTAGTAGTTGGAAACCTTCCTTCAATCTTGCCATACTGCCCTCCCTTACAAAGTAAGAAAGGCTCCAAGGGCGATCGACCCGTGGAGCCCTTCCGTCAACGTTACGAACTGGACGAACTGTGTCAGCTTACGACCGCGGCGACCAGCTAGTATCATTGCCACCGAGCAGAGCCAAGGCGGACACGTCAGCGTCAGCGGTACCGGTCTCCGTGAACACCAGCCGCATATAGCGCTTGGTGCCCTTGGCATAACCAGTCTCCAGGACGCTGTTGGCCTGAGACGTCAGGTTGATTACCAGAGCAGGACCAAGCCGACGGGCAGTCGGGATAGCAACCGCGTCCGACAAGTTGGCTGCATCACCTTCTTCAGCAGTGATGGTGAAGTAGTGCGAAGCATCCGCAGTTGCGATGTCACCAAGCTGAACCAGGAAGGCCACCGTGTTGTAATCATGGGTGTCCACGACCACACCGTTAGCCGTGGCTGTGAGTTGCACCTGCGCCAGGGCTTCAACCGCATTGAACAGAGACATGAGATCACGAGTGAAAAACGACATTGTTTTGTTCTCCTTTCCTATGGATGATCAGGCAGCCTAGCTAGCCGAGATCTTCAACTTCTTCAAGGCCTCGGGAATCATGACCTTGCCACCAACACGACGCCGCGCCGAGATTTCGACCATACCGGTCGACTTGGACGAGAACGGGTCACGCATGAGTTCCATGGCAACACGATCCAGAATGGTGTAACCACGCCGGAAGTCGCCAAAGGCAACCGGGTAGAGACCGGCACCAATGTCCGGCATGTCCGGGGCGGTGGTGTACGGGCGGTCCAGGATGGAAGCGGGCCGGGCGTCGGACTTGATGCCAGGTGCCCAGAGATACTGATTGTTCCCGTCCTTGAGCTTCCGAATCTCCTTGAGAGTGGCTCGGTTCAGGACCCACTGGCTATTCGCCAGGTAGGCTTCCTTCAACTCGTAGTACAGGTTGATCAGACCATCGCCGGTGATCAGCGTGGCGTCCTCGGAAACCACGTTGCCAATCTCCGTATTGGTCATGAACCCTTCGGGCTGGCCGTCGGCGTTGCCGACCACGAACGCGGTACCTTCGGTCACGCCAAACTGCTCGGCAAACTCTTCCCGCAGGAACCCTTCAATGTCGAAGATGGTGTCTTCGAGGTCCTGCTTGCTCACCTTGGCGAGGGCGTACATCTCGTGCGCAACCAGAGTGTCCAGACCCCACTTGGGATTCTGGGTCTCAGTGCGGGTGTCGATTTCCGAAACCCACGCGGCGGCAGCGGACTGAGTCTTTTTCGGCACCTGAACCGCAGTGCGGCTGGTGGTGCGCAGGCGGGCGATACCACGAATCTGCGACCACTCGGTCACCGTGGTAAGGATCTCGGCCACATACTCTGCCGGGGCAAGGTAGCCACCGGTCTCATTGTCAGCCAGGGTCATCGACTTGAACTGCTCGGCGGTCAGGATACCCATGCCGACGGCCTGCTCAGGATCGACACCGGACTTCAGGGCCTTGAAAAACAGACTCTTCCGTTCGGCCAGTTCGGCAACGGCTTCGTCACCGGAGACAATCTGGCCGCCCTTGCGTTCCAGCTTGGCTTCGAGTTCGTTGATTCGATCTTTCAGCTCCGTGGCGCCAGTCTCGGCGGCTTCGCGGGCGGCGGCTTCGGCAGTGATCTTCTCTTCCATGCCTTCAAGGGCCGTGTTCAACTTCTCCACGTGCTCCTTGTATTCGCCGTTGCTGGTACCGTACTTTTTGACTTCCGCTTGAAGCGAGTCGTTAGACGCCTTGAAGGCGACGAAGGTCTCATTCATCTCGCGGATCTGTTCTTCCGTCATTGGCTTCTCCTTTTCAGTTGTGAGTGGGTTAAAGGAAACCACCCGATAATGTTGCTGCTTCTAAGAGGACTGCATCGGGCGGCTTCGTCTCGGCTCTAACCAACGTGGGCGAGTGAGACATTGAAGTGCGGGTAACGCCTCTCACTGTTACTTATCGCAAGAAGGTTTGCCAGGCAAAAAAATGCCGAGGACTGAGTGACCCCCAGACCCCGGCGATGTGGCAACCGCAGCAGAACTTGTTACCGTGTTAGCGCCTTCATCGACGCAAGCATCTTGTCGAATTCCATACCTTGAGCCGCGGCCTTCATTGAGGCAAACAACTCCAGTTCAGCGGCAGTCGGTTCCTCGACCACAGGTTCCCCAGCACCGGCGCCTTCCCCTTCGCCTTCACCTTCGGGAGTAGGCTCAACGAAGAGGGACTTGTACTGTTCGGTCTCGTACCACGGGGTTTCCTCCTCCGTGTTAAGCCCCTTGACTGCCGCTATCAGCGCCTTCGGATTCATGCCCCACGGCACGACCGAGATTTCGTACAGCTTCAACTCCTTCAGGGAGCGCACCTTCTCGTTCTCGTCGATGGAGTACTTGACCACATCGAAGCCGAACGACAGGGCGTCCAGGATGCCTTCCTGAACCTTGGTGCGAATGTCCTGCGCAAGCTGGACCGCAGAGAACCGGGCCTTGAACCATAGGCCGTGGTCGTCCTCCTTCGCCTCCTCGACTTTCCCAATCACGGCAGACGTGCCGTCATAGATACGATGGGAGTCGAACAGGAGAACTTGCCCCTTCGGCATTCGCTCCTTCAGAGTCTTGCGGAAGGCGCCCTTCTCGACAATGTCCCGGCCATGGTCAAGGTTGCCGAAAACGCTGGCGTATCCCTCGATGAAGCCACCGCCTGAGTCCGGGTTGTCCTCGTCCTTGACGATTTTCAGTTTTGCCATTTCCGGTGCAATAAGTTTTCTGAACATGCTGCGGTCTCCTTCTGGTTTAATTATCGGTGTGGCGGCAGGGGCTTGACAGGGTTGCCAAGCTGCTGTACCGTAGGGACAGGGAGAAAAAGCATGATCAAAGGCACGGTACAATATGGCGGTGGGACTTGGGTACTGAGGTTAAAGGGCAAGGAGTTCACCACACGCAACAAGTTCATCAGTGCTGTGATGAAGCCGATGGCGTCCATCATGGACGCCGTGGCGGAGATAGTCGAGCACCATCCAGATCAGGAACAAGCACTGTGGGAGTTTGCTGCGGAATGGGTCAGCCCCATGGCCGTGCTAACGGTCACGGAACCGAACGACCCCGGCCACCGCTCGGGGCGCAAGTACTAGTTGAACAGGTCCCACAGGTACCGCACGAACTCTTCATCTTGTTCCAGGAAATTGCCCGGCTTTTTGTACAGCCGCTGAAGCCCCATGGACGTAATCTCAGTGCCTTTGTGACTGTAGATCTTGCCTGCGTATTTGCTGTGCCCCTTCCCTACCCACTCGTCTTCCTTGTAGAACTCATCGGCAAGGTCTGGATTGTCCGGGTACAGCCGTACCTTCCGGTCGCCGACGGTGCGCTTCTTTAGGAATGCGTTTGCTGCGTCTCGGGCTCCCTTGTTCCGGGACTCGAAGGTGTGACCAAGCTCATGGATAAGGATTTCAGTACGATCCTCCGGGGCAATAAAAACCCGCCCATCCAGTTCGTACGCCCGACGTCCCTGCCCGATTGTTTTCACCTGCACTGTACCACGTGGGGCGTGCTTGAACTGTTTGCCTGCAATTTTGCGCAACCACGTCTGTGCTTCCTTGACGGTCTTGGAACCAATCATCCCGCCTTGTGCTGAGGAGGAGGCTTCGAGGACCAGCTTGTTAACGCCCTGCGAAAAGTTCTTGGCAAAGAACCCACGCTCCGCAGTGTCCAGCTTGCGCAAGGACCTTGACCAGCGCCCTGCATCAAACTGGAGTTTGCGAAACTGGCTCTCAAGGGCCCGGATCTTGGCGGGGTCCCGGAGCAGTGCGCGCTGCGCCTTCACCAGATCGTCGCCGACCTTTATCAAGTCCTTATGGGTTTGGACCAACTTTACATTTAGCGCCTTCTTCCGGGCAGCCAGTGACTTCTTGAACTTGGCGTAATCCTTTTTGAGCTTCTTGAAGGCGGCATTCCGTTCCGCCTCGGTTGCGTAGCCTGTGGGCTTGGGCTTGGGCTTCGGCTTGGGCTTTGGTTTGGGCTTCACGACACTGACCACACGTGCCACGTCTCCAATCGTCGGGTCCGTCTGGATCTGAGACAAGGGGCGCCGGGAGGACTTGCGCTTGTACGTCACGGTACACCGGCAGGAGATGGTCTCCCGTGGCGGTGCACCTAGTGAACTGTCACCGGGAAACATGAGCTTCGCGCCGCCCACTTCAAAGGGCTTGTCGAAGTCAACCTTCTTCTGCGTGGTGCCGGCAATGATGTGCGAGTGCCGGACCCGGAGGTCACCGGCGTGCAGCCACGCCTTCGTCATGTTGTCGGCCCGCAGGAATTTGTTGAGACTGAAATGCGTGCCAGCGTTACTGGCCGCCACGATCTCGGTCTGTACGATGAGCTTGGCCCTGCGGCTTGAGAACTTGTAGCTGTCCTTTAGGTCCCGGGCAACAATGTCCGATGAGGTACCATCCCGGAGGGCCCGGTCCAGTGACCTCCGAATCCCGTCTCGCGTGGCCGTTGAAATGGCGGTGACCTTGGCGGCGGTGGTGGTTTTGTTGTACTGGACCAACTCGGGCATGTCGTTCAGTTCGACGGCATCGAACTCGTCTTTGACCTGCGCACGCGCCCGCTTGGCAAAGTGGAGTCCGACGGTATCGTACAGACTCCGAATCACCGAGGCAAGCTTCTTCAGTTCTCGCTCGGCCGCCCGGCCAATGTGTAATGGGGTTGACCCGGCACGATAGTCAGCCAGGGCGGCAGACCTTGCCCGTGCCAGAATTGGAATCATGCGGCGAATGAAGGTGGCCTCGAAGGCCCGTCGCTGCTTCTCGATGGCCTTGAACTCCATTAGCACACTTGCCACGTGCGGGTCATAGTCGTCCTCATCCAGTGGGTACAGCTCGTTCAACGGAGGGTGAAGGTAGGCCAAGGGCGCAAACGCGCCGCGAACGTACTCGGCCACCGACCGGGGCTTGCCACTTAGGCTTTGCTTGCTCATAGACGCTCCCACACGGACAGGTAGGGTTCGGGATGGAGTTACCCGCCCCGAACCGTTAGAATCGCAACCAGAGGTTCGCTACGACCAGAACGATTAGAACAGCGTACCACCTTGGTTGAATGTGCTTCAAGTAAGTCATAGGGGTTCCTTAGGCGTCGCCGTCCTCGACCGGGTCATCGACACCTTCATCATCATCGACTTCCGGCTCCTCGACTGGCTCATCGTCGTCATCGGCTACCGGGACTATGTCGGCAGGGGCTGGTGCCTCAGCGGTACTGATAGGCTGAAGGGTAGCGGGCATCCAAGCCACGTCACCCCATTCCACATTCGGGAGACCAAGGTGTAGCCGTTCGTTCACGGCATTGATCGGGTATCCCATTTTCACCAGACGTTCCGCCTGCTCCATCTTCTCCCCGAAGGCCTGGCGCATTGCCGGGACTTCCGACAGATCGTAACGCATGACAATGTCGTCACCCCAGAACGGGGCAAGTCTGGTATTGACTCTGGACTGTAGCCAATCCAGCAGTCCCATGATGCTGTCCTCCCAGAACGACAGGCGGGCAACAGAGTAGTTGCTGTACGTCGGGTCCTCCTGCGCACCAACGATCTGAGGTGGCACCCCGTAGATGGCGCAGATCTCATACTTGTTCACGTTGCGCTGCGCAAGGAATTCCATTTCCTTTTGGTTCATCCCCATCTGGTGCCATTCCATGCCGCCCCATAGGACCATCGGGCGGTGCACGTTGTCACCGGAGAACCCATCTTCAAGGCTGTCCTCGATCTCGGACTTCTGTTGCTGTTGAAGGACCTGCGCTGGCACCTTGAGGAATCCACCGGGCACCGCTGAATTGTCAAGGATTGCTTTGTTCCACTTGACGGCTGCGTTCTCGGTCTGCACTGTCCTGGCCGCTGCGGTCAAAGGCGATTGCCCGCGGTACTCATTCAGCGGGTCCATGTACTTCATGTGGATGATGTTGACCGGTTTGTACTTGATCGGTTTGCCCTGCCCCGTGTCGAGTTCGTACCGGTCGATATAGTTGGTCGGGTGTGGCTTCACCGTCATCCAATCCGGGCGCAGGGGGAACAACTGGAAAGGTACAGCCGGCCGGCCGACGTACACGATTTCCCAGAAGCACTCGCCTGCCAAGCCAAGGTTCGTTGCCCAGTTCTCGAAGAATTCCTTGCGGCTGTAGAACGGGTTTGGCTTCTCCATCAGCAGTTCGAGCGGGTGACCCGGCAGTGGTGTCTCCGTGCCATCGGCCGCTTTCTTGTAGGCCTTCCACGGGACGGACGCCACCGCCTCACCGATGGACCGGTTACAGCGGTAGACCCAGACCAGCTGCTTGTAGCCTTCGGTCACCGCCTGCTTGTACGTGAAGTTCCCTTTGCCACCAAACAGACCACCGCTAGTGCCTGACTGGAACATCAGGGAGACGTGCCCTAGTGCTTGCGGGCCTGAGCCCTTCATGCCAAAAAAGTTCTGGATACCTGTAACAAAGTTCATAAGCGCAGTCTCCCTTACTGCCTGTTAATAATCGCGAGACAGCCCGGGAAGTGTTCCCGGACCATGGCCAAACCCCGTGACCGGATATCGGGGACGTCGAACTCGTCCATCCCAAGTTCGGCCCCAATCTCCTCATCGGAGCGGCCTTCAAGGAACGACCGAATGATCACAGTCGCCTCTAGAACCGGTACACGCTCTTCGAGGACCTTGGACACTTTGAGGAACAGTGTGCGCTTATCGATCTCGGCTTCCAAGTCCGTTGTGCTTTCTTGAAGATCGAAGTCGGCAGGGTGCTCAAGCTGAAACCGGGTCGTGTACTTGCGTTCCCTTTGGATCATGTCCAGGATGGCACCACGAATCCGGGTGAAGGCGAACGTGCTAAACTTGGCTCCACGGGTGCCATCAAACAGGGGGATTGCTTTGCTCAGTCCAAACAGGGCCTCCGCCACGACTGCATCGTGGTCCACCCGAATGTCTGGTGGAATGGGGATCTGCTTAACAATGCTCAGCACCAAAGGCATTATGTTTTGGCCTTCGTATAGTACCTCCTGCACCTGGCACCTGCCTGCCGGGACGTAGCTGTCACCGTCCTTCTTCACTTCAATGGGTCGCTCCGCTCTTTGAAATTTCATCGTTGTCGCCTTCCGCCACCTAGCCGGGACACGCCGTATTCGACGGCCGGCTCAAGTGCCAATGTGTTGAACGCACCCGACGTGGCATCCGCCTGATCGTCGTGTTCGTGCTCCATGGTCTGTGTAACCGAACAGATCTCCTGCAGCCATTCGTGGTTCCAAGGTCCATTCACTAGTGTGACGTTGCCACCTTCGGCCTGCGCCGCAAAGGGCCTCCAGCGTACATACTTCGGGCCGCTGGCGCAGATACCCGCAAAGTCATACCCTACCAATTGCCGCAGGTACTGGGCGATAACCGTTTTGCCTGAGGCGCCGGGTTCCTGCTCCATCCTGATACGACAATTCCGCCCGTCCAGCTTGGCTGTAGCCGAGACCAGTTCTTCAACCCGGAGGGGAGACAGGCGGTCGCGGCGCACGTCCTCGATGTACCAAATACCGTTCGGCGCCATGGCCACACGAACGCCGACAGTCCAGTCAGGGTTCGTGGACTTCTTCTTGGCCTCCGTGCCGGCAAGATCCCAGAAGCGCATGCGGCTGCACTCAAAGGGAACGGCCGCGATGTCGCAGTAGTTTTGGAACCATTCGAACTTGAACAGGGCACCTTCGAGACTGGCGTTCCAGTCGCCCCAGCGTCTCTGCGCCCGCGTGATGGGGTCGAGCATCGATAGAGATTCCTCGTACGCCACCTGATCGATATGAGGGTTGTCCTCTAGCAGCGACGGGATAAAAATGCTCTTGCCGCGAACGGTGCTCTTCTCGATAAACCGTTTCTTGGACCATAGGTGGCCCACGCCGCCAGGGTTCGAGGCTCCGCGCATGCGTAGTGGTACCGGGAAGCCGACGGGTTTGCGGAGGCGACCGAACAGGAATGTGTACTGGGACTCAAGGAACTGGGACAGCTCGTCAAACCCAATGAACTGGAAGGCAGCAGAATCGTACTGATACTTGTCGTTCTCGTGTTGCAGGTACCCAAACTGGATCGAGGACCCGGCTGGGAATACATACCGATTGTGTTTGCCTTCCCACTGAGCATCGGTTGCCTGCAGCCACTGGTGCGCACGGTGTAGGATCGAGTCGGCCATGTTCAATTGGCTAAACGTGCGGCGGAGGATCAGTGCGTTGTAACCTGGCACGTCGATGTACTGGAGTGCTGCCATCAGCAGGTAGTCGGACTTGCCACCGCCAGCCGCCCCACCGAAGAATAGCTCCAGATAATCATTCAGGAGCAGCGCACAGGTCTGGCGTTCGGTGGCGATGTGCGGGCAGTACTTGGACATTCGGGGAATGAGGTTCGCCGCCCAGTTAACGCCGGCATCCTCCTGCGCTTGCAGTTGGGATTCATACCCGGCCATAACACCGGCGTCGTACTGTTGTCTGCGCATTTCCATAGATAGGGCACCATCAGAGTTGCCAGGTGCTCCCACTGGAAGCGCGTTACCGTGAATCTCGCTACTGGTACATGGTACGCACAGCTAGTTGACTAAAGTCAACTAGAAATCGCCGGCATGTCTTTTTCTGTTGACAGCCAGGCAAAACCGTGTCACTATGGGTCATGGAACGGCGCAAACCCCAAACCAACAAGCAAGCCAAGGCAGAGGCAAAGAAAGTCCAAGCCGCAAACCCCGGCTCAATCCTGGAGACGAACCGCTGGAAGATTTATGTGTACTTCGTCCGCACGCCGGAGGAACTCATGGCTGCCAAGGCAAAGTACGATTGGGGCGGCTGGCGGATCGTAGCCGAGTGGACCTGCTGGCACGCACGGGAAGCCAGAGAGACTGAGACCCTTTCGGGGCCGGGCTGGTACCGGCAGCCAGTCCTGCGCTAGGCAGGACCCCACAACCCACTGCGCAGGCGGTGGGTATTTTTTTGCCTAAACACTTGACGGCCAGGCAAAACCGTGGTATTTTTAGTCATGGAACAAACATGGTCAGTAATCAAAGAGGCAGTCGGCGGCAAGGACATCTATGTTTTTCAAGGCGGCTATGACTTCCGGGCATATCCGAAAGCGGCCGGCTTCACATGGAAACGGTTCCCGGGCAACCCCGGACGGAAAGTCTGGTGGACCGATGACAGTGCCAAGGCAGCAAACCTTACCAAGGACCCTGCCAAGGCGGTCGAGACCCACAACAAAAAGATCGAAGCCAAGAACGCCGCAACCGAGGCGAGCCGGGCCACCGACGCTAGCATCAAGGTTGACGCGCCCAAAGGTTTCAAGTACTTCCCCTTCCAGCTTGCCGGGATTTGGTGGATCGTAAGCCGGGCCTGCACTCTGCTGGCCGATGAGATGGGGCTGGGCAAGACCATCCAAGTCGCCGGGGCAATCAACTTCGACAAAACCCTCCGCAAGATCCTCATTATGTGCCCGGCGCATCTCAAGCTCAACTGGCTGCAGGAACTGGTACGCTGGCTGGTGGTCAACCTTACCATCGGCATTACCAATGGTGACAGCCTGCCGAGCACCGACGTGGTCATCATGAACTACGAACTGGCAGACCGGCACGCTGGCTGGCTCCGGTCGGTTCAGTGGGACATGGTCGTGTGTGACGAAGCCCACTTCCTGAAGAGTCCTGAGGCCAAGCGGTCGCAGGCAGTACTGGGCTGGTGGGGCCGCTGGGACAGCAGCCGCAAGGACTTTGCCATTGGCAAGGAACCCATCTCCGGTCTCAACACCCGCAAGCGCGTGTACCTTACCGGAACCCCGATCCCGAACAAACCAGTCGAGGCCTTCGGCATCCTCTGGTCCTTGGGTATCTTCAAGAATTGGTGGAGATTCGTTAACCGGTACTGCGGAGCCATCAAGACTCAGTATGGGTGGAAGTTTGACGGCAGCAGCAATGAGGCCGAACTGCAACGGTATCTGCGGGAGACGGTGATGATCCGGCGCCTGAAGATTGACGTGCTCAAGGAACTGCCGGCCAAGCTCCGCAAAGTGGTCGAGCTTCCCAAGGAACTGATCTCGGATCTGCTGGGCGACGATGAAGCCGGGGCGGAAGAAGCCTTTGCCAAGGTGGCCGCGGTGAACAGCGAACTGAAGGACTTGGACCCGGACACACATGAGGAAGAGTACAAAACGGCTGTGGCCAAACTGGAGAACCTCATGGAACTGGCCTTCGAGACCATGTCCAAGACGCGGCACGCAGTTGCCCAGCGGATGCTACCGTCGGTCCTTGAGCACCTTGAGAATGTGCTCAGCACTCCGGGTCACAAGGTGGTTTGCTTCTGCCACCACCGCGACATTGCCAAGGCCATCTATGCCAAGTTCTCCGACCGGGCAGTCCTGGTAATCGGAGGGACTACCTCAGCGAACAAGCACATGTCGGTTGACCGGTTCCAGAATGACCCGGCAGTCACCTTGTTCGTGGGCAACATCATCGCCGCGGGTACCGGGCTAACCCTTACCGCCGCAAGCCACGTTGTCTTTGCCGAACTGGATTGGGTACCGGGCAACGTCACTCAGTGTGAGGACAGGTGCCACCGCATCGGCCAGACCGACTCGGTTTTCGTTGAGCACTTCGTAGTCGAGGGTTCAGTACAGTGCCGCATGGCCCACATCCTAGTCTCGAAGCAAAACGTGCAGGACCGCATCCTAGACATCCAAGGTACTCCGCGGGAGACCGTAGCGGTACCGGTAAACGTGCCTAGCAAGCTCACCACGGTGCTAGGACCGGAGAAGCGGGCGGAAGTACTCCGGCAGAAGGCGGAACTCACCAAGGACGAGAAAAAGGAATTGGCCCGCCTCACCATTACGCCGGCCCAGATCGACGCAGTGCACAATGCGATGAGGCGGCTAGCGGGCATGTGTGACGGTGCCAGGGAGTTGGACGGAGCCGGGTTCAACCGCTGGGATGTAGTGTTCGGGCATGAGATGGCCTCGAAGGTTTCCTTAACCGGTCCCATGGCAGTAGCGTGTCAGCGGCTGGTCACCAAGTACCGGACCCAGCTCGGGCAGGAAGCCGTTGAACTGGCTGGTGGGATCTGGAAGTAGACCTGGGAGTTGGCGGGGGGCGCAAGCCCCCGCCTCCGCAAATTCAAAAACAGCAATGCCCCGGTTGGCTGGACCGGGGCATTTTGCTGCGTGCTAGGTGACGTCTCCTCCGCTCCCCGACCCGTGCCGGGAGTTGGGGCGGGTGTTACCCGCTGCCTGGCACGAACTCTGTGCCCCATTGGGCGGTGCTGGTGACGTTCATGGCGTTGTATGCGTGGATGGGTATGCGCCAGCGGTTAATGTGCTCACCCCAGCCCTCTACGCGCTTCGCAGCGGCCTGCTCGAACCGGTCGATGGAGTCCTCGGCCATACCGGTGTATGTGATGTACAGTGGGATGCCCCATCCAAGCAGCGCCTCTAAGTTGTCAAGCATGAGGGCCGGGTTAAACTGTTTCTTGCGGGTCAGGCGGAAGTACTCATCTGGGGACCAGCCCTTGACGTTCACGGCAAACATGCAGTTCCGCTTGAGGGTTTGCAGTTGGTTCAACGTGTTTGACTGGTACCGGTGCGCCGATAGGGTCAGGTCCGAGTGGAACGCGGTTTGTTCCCTGGCGTTCTCCTTGAGGCTTTCGATCAGGGCAGGCCACATTCCCATGTACAGTTCGGGTGCACCACCGCTCAGGTGGAAGGTGTCCAGCGTGTCAATGGTGTCCTGGTGCGCCCAGTTGAAGTCCTGGATGCAGGTGAACTCAGTTATCAGCCCAGCGGTACTGTAGCCGGTGTGCCGCCCCCATACGCCTTCAAGATGGATCGAACAGTAGGCGCAATCAAGGTGGCACCCGTAAAGCTGGGCAACGAACCGACGGGTGGACGGCTTCCAGCCCCAGCGTTCAACGAAGTACTCTGGGAACCGGCAAGCAATGCGAGACCGGTTAGTGTCGCACGTTCTGAATGTTGGCAGACCACGAGACAGGATCACGTCGCTGCCGGTCAAGTCGAGGCTCTGAGGGCCCCCGATGGGTACCACAGGCCACCGCCACGTTGAATTGCTCATACTACCCTCCCGCGGCTTGCTGCTCGGCCCATTCCTTATTGAGGCGTTCGCACTCCTCATAGGCAAGACGCAGCTTCTTTGCCGCTCTGCTTTCTTTATAGACTTTGGGTTCTTCAAGTCCACGCCGGTATCCCTCGACCGATGGGTCCAAGTCGGAGTTAGCGCTGAGGCCGTGCATCATTCGCCGGGTGATGTTTGCCGGCATGAAGCTAATGGTCGTGCTGCTTGCGTTGTTCATAGTTTAGTCCTTGTACACCACAGTCACCGGGACCGTGCCATACCCAAAGTTCTCGATCAGTTCTGCCTCCGGGTATGGCAACAGGGGAAGCTCGATGTCCTCATAGAACATTGGGAGCCGCTCCTTGAAGTACCGGAGCAGTGGGACGGCCAATTGCCTCATCTGTGGGTGTGCTGCAGCGTCGGCCCGCTTGTCGAAAAAGTTGTGCCAGCCCCCGAGATTCATTGTGGCGGCGATCTCGGTCTTGATCCCATTGGGCAGGAAGTACCGGGCCTGCTGAGGCTTCCAGCCCCAGTTCAGCCAGCGCAAGTACACGGCTTCCTGTGTACGGCAGTCAACTTTGAAATCATTGCGGGTGAACAGGCCCGGCGCGAGTGGGTCATGGATGTTCACCCAAGGCGGTTCGATGAACGTGAGACCGGTGCCGCCATAGTTGCAGTAGCGGGTGGATTCCTGCAGGTAGCTGG